GGAGCTACTACTTCAACTGCTGAAACTGCAACAGATGCAGTTGCTAGTACAACGAAAGGAGCTACTACTTCAACTGCTGAAACTGCGGTAGAAAATGCTGGAAAAGGTAAATTTAGAGCTATTTTAGACCATGTAAAGAATAATAAAAAGAAATATCTTTATGGTACTATGGCAGCTTTAGCTACAGGCACAGGTGTTTATAATATGAATAGAAATCCCGATAGAACTCCTCACGGTACAAATTATGTAGAACAAGTAACACCAGCTAAACCTGCTCAAAGACCTCAATCAGTTAATCCTAATAATACTAACGTTGATACAACGCGTGTAGATTCTACTAACACTCAAACTCCTCAAACTACTGAAACTCCTGATAATCAAACTGATAACAAAGTTGTTAATAATCCTAATGTTTCTGTAACTAAAGAGCAACCTGCTAAATCTTCTACAACTAATAATACTGCAAGTACTCCTGCTGCTATAACAAATACTACACAAAGAGGAAATACTAATCGTAATACTCCTGCTCAACCCACACAAGGTAACACTTCTGTTGCACATACTAATGGTAATTCTAATACAACAGTTCCTGCTCCTCAAAATACTCCTGCTGGTACAAGTACAACTGCTACTGTAAATACTCCTTCTGCTGCTACCACTTCTGCACCACAAGCTAATGGTACGAATGTAGGTACGCCACCCTCTACGGGCAAGCTCCAAACTCCTTCTGGCGTTGGAACAACGCCTACTTCTACTAATGCAGATGTTGTTAAATTTAATAGAGCTAGTGGTAATAGTTCATTGTTTGATAATACTGGTCCTATTCGTGTCTCTGGTGGAACTGATGTGGTAGGACAACGTAAAGGTCATTATGATTCTAATGGTAATCCTGTTTTTGATACACAAAATGTTAATATAGATGGTAAGGATTTTGAAGCATTTGTTCCTTATACTAAAGGTAGTGGGGATAATAAAACAATTATTCCTTCTAAGAAATTTACTATGAATTATGATTCTTATAGATTGCCTACTATAAATGAACTTAGAGATGCTGGAGATAAAACATTAGGTGTTAGTAGAGCTGCTAACGATGTATTAATGCAGAACTATCTTAAAGAAAATCTTTATAGTGGCAAAACTAAAGATGTATATGGAAAAACAATAGATGCTAATTATAAACCTGAAACTCCTAGCTCTAAAGGAAAAATATCTCTTTGGGATAGATTCAAAGCATTAGATGATGGTACCAAATCTGATATTATTGGAATTGGTGCTAATAGTTTAGCAAGTGTTGCTGGATTTATTAATAATGCTGCAATGTTAAATGGTCTTCAAGAACCTATTGCTCCATCTCCTGCTTATGCTGCTAAACTTAAAACTACTGTTAATGTTGCTCCTCAATTAAACACTGTGGATTCTGGTGTTAATAGAATGATTTCTGATACCAACGATAATACTGCAAGTTCTAATGTTGCTGCTTCTAGAAATATAGCCGCTAGACTTACAGGTATGGCAAATAAGAATCAAATCTATGGTAATAAAGAAAATGCTGAAACAGAACTTATCAATAAAGATAAATTGAATCAGCAAGAAGTTCATAATGCTAATGCTTTGCAATATAATCAGTATCTAAATAATCTTGTTGCGTTTAGAAATAATGTAGCTGATAAACGTTCTGAAAATATAAACGGTTTGATTAATGGTCTTAATAGTGGTGTTCAAGATTTCTTGACTAAGAGAGAACAACGTACTAACTTTAGAAATACTATTAAAGCTAGTCTTGTTTCTAATCCCGATGCTGCTTTGCTTATGGGTAATGCTTTCAAGGGTCTTCTTCCTGAAAGTTTTATGCAAACTCTTTATAATAGACAAGCTGAAGCTGAAGAAATGAAGAGAAGAGAGCTTCAAAAAAGACTTACAGCGATGGATGCTATTAAAGGTGCTGCCGATAAACTAAACGTTCAATAAAAATAAGCAATTATGAATATAGTACAATATATTAATAGACAGCAAATAAATCCAGTAGAAGTAGGAGCTTTTGATAAAGCTGCTACTACTCTTCAACAAGGTCATAAAGAAGCGGTGAAAGCCGCTTCTGACCTTGAACTTGCTATTGCTAAGCTAGACCTTAATGAACAAGAAGATGAATTTAAGGCTAGAAAGCTAAATGAAATTAGAGAAACTATTGCTCAAAATACTATATATGGAAACTCTTATGGAGCATTAAGTAAAATTATTGCTGCACAAGGTAGCATTCTTGGTGGTGCTGATATGATGGGTAGACTTAAAGCTCAGGCTGAATATAAACAATATCAGTCTGAGCTTTCAAAGCGTAATGATATTAGTCAAGATGTTAAGGATAGATTTAGAGAAATGAATCCTTATTATTATCAAGATAAATTTGATAAAAAGACTGGTGAAATTGTTGGTGGTACTGCGTGGAAACCAACTAGCTCGCCCGTAGATGGAGTAGACCTATCAAAAGTTGCTGCTGCTGCGCTTCAATTTGCCGCTAGAGAAAAAGGTGGTGGTAATAGAACAACTTGGTTAGATGCTAATGGTAACCCTACTACTGATTATCGTAAAAGTGTAACAGGAGCTGTGTTCAACGTTACTACACAACAATGGGAAAGACTTAGTGAAGAAAAGATTAGACAAGGCATTCAAGCTGCTATGGGTCTTGTTAAAGGTGCTAAAGATAGTGCTATGCAAGATTATGAAACTGCTCTTTGGAAGTATAATAAACTTAGAAAAGAGAATAAAAATTATGCTGGTACTGATGATATTATCGATGAACATGGTCAAGTTAGAAGTTTTGAAGGTTATCTAGACCATTTATTTATGCCTATGATTAAAGCTTCTTCTTATAATAATGTTGTTACTAGTACTGATTATAAAGATGGTTATGAAAAGCAATTAGCTTATTATAAATCTATGGCTGACGCTGCGGCTAAAGCTGCTGAGGCTGCTCGTGGTGGAGACCATTCTGATTTAGGTAGACCTAATCCCAATGCTGGTAATTCTGGTACTATTGATGTAGAAAGTAATCCTTATCCAGAGGTTTATGCTAATGAACTTAGAACTAATAATTATCTTCTTAGTACAATTAAAGGTTTAGCTAAAAATGTTAAAGGTTTTGAGTGGCTTAAAGATGTTGATAGTTTTGCAGATGTGTATAATCATTACGGTACTGGTCCTCATACTACTATTACTAGACTTAAAAATGAACTTGCATCTGCTGGTATAAATATAAATAAAGATACTCAATTATCTCTATATAATAATGCTACTGGTTATTATTCTTATAATCAACAACGTAGACATATGGATTCTGGACTTAATAAAGATGATTCTAAAGTTGTTCAAAGTAGTAGAAGTTTAATGTCTGACCGCTTTAAGAAAGGTAATAATGATACAGAAGATGCTATTGTAGATAAACTCAATTATATGAATATGAACACAGATAGTACTGTTGTTACATTAAGACCTGAAGTTGTAGATGCTCTAAACAACATAAAAGCTAATTATCTAAATGAAAGTGGTTTTAAGGTTATAAGAGATGGTGATAATTATAAAGTAACTATTTCTAAAAAAGATTATAATAAAGCTGTTAGATTTTTTGGAGATGTAGATAGAGCGGACACTGCTTCATCTAATAAAGGTTTTTGGAATACTATTGGTGGTATTGGAAGAAGTGCTTTAGGTTTGTTTCAACACGAAGGAGGTAATTATAGTATTGATTATTATAAAAAGGGTGAAAGTGTAACTCTTAATAGTAGTAAGGCTTTTGGTAGTATTGGTTCTAAATATAATAGTCTTGTAGAACAATATCAAGATGTTACAAAGAATAGAATGCCTAATGTTAAAAACACTGGAAGAGTTGATGTTGCACATATAGGTACTACGACATTTACACAAAGTGCTTTACAAGATGCTTATAATAGCGGTATGCTTAAAACTGAAGAATATAATGCAAAAGTAAGAATGGCTAATGATGCTTTAGTAAATCATTTGTCTGGTGGAGATATTAAATCAGGTCTTATTTATAATGCTGATGAACATAATCATTTTACTAAATCTACTAATCCTGAAACAGTAGGAGCTTTTATAAACTATGCTATGAAGAACTTTAGAGATAAAGTTACTATTAGTGCTGGAGAAATTCCTATTGGAACTAGCATTAAAGGAAGAAGTCTTCCTACCTCTGGTTATTTTATTTCTGTTTCATTACCTGCTAATAGTGCTTTTGGTAATTTTAGTGCTGGTAAAACTTATAAGTTCTTTTACGGTAATGGTTTTGTAGAAGGACAAAATCTTTATAATCCTAGTACAAATACTTCTTCTTTAGCTAGAACTGCTGTACAATTATCCCATTCTAAACAAGCTGTTGTTAATGATATGATTACAGATTTGAGTTATCTAGGAGAAGCTAGTATTAAACCAACTAATAATGGTGGTTATAATTGTAGATTTGGTTCTTTTGGTAAAGGTAGAAGTGTTTCTTCTGAAACAGCTGAAATGTTTGCTAAGAGTTGTTATATGTTAGACCAGCTACACGATACTGGTATTCAATCAATAGCTTATGCTCAACAAAGAAATCCAGAAATGTTTTATAAAACTATAAATGATATTACTGCAAGTATTTCTGCTGCTACCGGTGGAGATACACACACAATATCAACAATGATAATGAATTATCTAAATAAAGCAGAATAATTATGCCAATAAATAATAACAGTTTAGACCCTGTCGTTGCTTCTATTATTAGTGGTGGAATTAAAAGAAATCCTGCTTATAATCCTAATACTAAAAAAGGTAGAGAACAACCTCAGTTTATACAAGAAACAAATCCTGCTAATGTTTATGATTTAGGTGCAGGTATTGCTAGACAAAAAAAGAAGATTGCTTATGATAATGTGGATTTAGGTTTAACCCCTGAAGAATGGGATAAAGAAATTGATAAAGGAGCCGTTGTTTCTCCTTATTATAATAGTGATGAAAGATATAAACTTAAATACGCTAAGCAAGGACTGTTTGAAAAAACAATGAATAGTGCTATTCAATTATTTGGTTCTGAAGGTCTTTTAGGTGCAGCTAAAACTGTATTTGATATAGGAGATAGATTAGTTCATGTATTAAAAGAAGAAGATAATGATGATTTTAGAGATGATAATTTATGGGGCATAGGTGGTAAAATTGAAGACCTTCAAGATTATCTTAGAGATGAATTTGAGATATTTCAAGAAAATCCTGATAAGAATTTTCAACTTAGTGACCCTGGTTGGTGGCTTCAAAATGTTACAAATGTTGGTAGTAGTATATCTTTTTATTTAGGTGGTTTAGGCATCGCAAAAACTGCTGGACTTATAGGTAAAATAGGAATTGGTGGTAAGAATCTAGCTAATGCTCTTAAAGCTGTAAATTTAGCTGTTACAAAAACAGGTTCTGCAATAGGTGCTATTAAAAATCCATATACTGCTGCTAATGCTTTAGGTGCTACTGAAGATATATTTGCTACTGCTTTTCTTAGTAGAACTGCGGAAGGACAAATGGAAGCTAGAGAAACATATAAAAATGTTCAAGCTGATATGAAAGCTAAATTGAATGCTATGAGTGATGCCGAATATGCCGATTTTGTTGCTAGAAATAAAAACATTCCTAATATAGAACATTTAAGTAGAGATGAAGCTGCTAATATACTTGCTAGTACTGCGGCTAAAGATACATTTGCTGATGATTATGCTATGCTCTTTATAGATTTTATGCAAGTAAAGGCATTAAAGAATATGTGGAAAGGTTTTAGTAGTAGAGCTGCTACGTCTGCTATAAGAAGTGCGCAAGATGGAGTTCTTAATCGTTTAGCTGGCGTTGCAGAAGCTGAAACAACTAAAGGTTTTCTTAGTAGAGCTGGTTCTAAAATTCTAGATTCTGTTAAGCATTTTAATCCTCTTAAAAGCATTCCTCTTAATGAAGGTGTTGAAGAATTTTATCAAGGTGCTGCTCAACAGGAGTCTGAAGATAAAGCTATGTTTGCTATTGATGGTAAGCATAGAGTTAGAGGTTTAGGTGATTATATTCAAGATGCTAGTCTTTGGGAACAAGCATTTTGGGGAGTTGTTGGTGGTTGGTTGTTTGAAAGAGGTGCTAATGCTTTTAATTATGCTAAAAGTAAAATAGATGCTAAACGTAAAGGTGAAGATTTTGTATCCGAAGATAGAGCTCGTATTGCTGAAATACAAGCTCGTGTAGAAGGTTTTAATAAACTTGTTAATGGACTTAATTCTCTTAACGAAGGTTTTATTCCTGGACAGTATGAAAGGAATGAAAAAGGTGATATTATTTATGATGAAAATAATAATCCTATTCGTAGAAAAGTAAAAACAGATATAAATGGTCACGCCGATGCTAGTGAAATAGAAGCCGCTAAAAATAAATTATTTAATGAATTTATTACAGAATATGGTATATATGCTGCTGAGAATGGAAATAGTGATTTATTAAAAGCTATGATTAAGGATAAAAGAATGAATCAATTCTTTGATGAACAACTTAAAGATTCTAATGTAACAGCTGATGGTTTTCAACAACGTCTTTTAGATAAACTTGATGAAACTTATAATGAGTATAATAAGCACTATTTATCTACAATGAATAGTGTTAAAGATGCAGATGATAGTATAGCTAGATTTACAGCAAAACAAATTATTAGAATAAATAATAACATTAAGGATGTAAATGATGAAATTGTTAGAGCTAACGCTGCGATAAATGCCGTTGTTCCTGCTGGAGAAACAATAAATGAAGATTATGTAAATCACGCTAGAGGTTTAATTGCTACTCATAGATTAAAAAGACTTGAAGAAGAAAGAATTAAACTTAATGATGCTATTGCTAATGGTAAGATAAGTAAACTTGTATATGATAGAGAATTAGCGGAGATAAAAGAAGAGGCTCGACAAATCGGAGAAATCGCCTTTCCTAGCCACTCTGACGAGGTTTTTCCAAGCATACATGGAATACTATCACTCGATGACGAATCGTTCAACAGCGCAGCTCTATTGCGTGAAGCTGAGCAAATCTTTTATGATTTACGCAATAAGGGCGACGAGTTCTATGTACCTAGCGAGGATTTTTCAGCACAACCTCAAAATGTTCAAAATGCTTATTTTGATAGAGCTAATCTTGATTTTACTAAGAGTGAATTAGAAGATTTAATGCCTAAGAATAAGAAAGGTTATAAGAGATTATATGATAATTATTTTGACAGACTTAGTGAAGAAGCTAGCAATAAACGTAAAGAAGCTGTTGTAAACATTAGAGAATGGTTAAAAGAACAAGACGATGTTGATGCTGCATTTGGTAAACTTATGAAAGATGGTGTTGATGGTAGATTTGATGATGAACTTTTACTTCTAAGATTAGGTGCTAATAATACTAGTGAATCTGAGAAATTGCTATATGCAGAATTAGAAGAAATTAAAAGAAAACGTAAGGAAGAAGAGGATAAAGCTAATAGTATTACAATAAATGGTATTAGAAGACCTAACACAGTTACTCCCCCCTCTACGGGCAAGCCTTCTGGTCAATCAGCTCAACCTGCTAGTGTTACTCCTACAACTCCTGTAACTCCTACTTTAACTCCTGAAGAGGAAGAAGCTATTAAAGCTCTAGAAGAACAACTTGGCGGATTAGATTTAGGAAGAACATTAAGTCCTGAAGAAGAAGCTGCACTTGCTGCTGATGAAGAAGTTAAAGCTGCTGATGCTGCTGCTGTGGCATTCGATAGTCTTAGAAGTTATATGTCTAATTTGGAGGAAAAAATTCCTAGTGAAGAATTTCTTAATCCTGAAAGTAATGTTGTAGCTGAATTAAAGAATACTGTTTTACCTAATCTTCTTAGAGAAAATAAGATGAATGAAAGTCTTATTAATGATGCAGTAGATAGTGCTTTAAATACTATGACAAGTTTAGCTAAAAGAGCTAGTAATAAAAATAATAGTATGAATAACGTTATTGATAATGCTGAAGAAAATAGTAATACTGAAAATAGCAATATTGTTAATAATGCTATTACTAAATTTATTAAAGGTGAAATGAGCGAAGAAGAAGCTGCTAAATTCAAAGAGAAATATGATAAATTTGTTGATAGCATAGTTCTTAAATATATTAATAGTAAAAACGTACATGTACGAAATACTGAAAGAGGAAAACGTGTTACTATTGATGGTCTTTCTTTTATCGACTATGTTATTAGTGAAAAAGATATTACTCCTTTTGAAGCTAAACAAATAATAGCTTATTTATATGATTATATTTATTATTCTGAAAATCATGCTCTTAAAGATAGTAACGATAATGATATAACTATTAGCTGGAAAAATAAAAGGGATTTGAATAAACTTCTAAAGAATCCTTCTGATGTTTATGCTGCAATAATAGATAATAGAATAAAAATAGAAGAAATTAAATTAGATACTAGAATGCACTTTAGTGCACCTTCTAGAATAAGAAATGGTATTGCTAGTGAAGATGAAAAAGACCGTTTTAACGATGCTGTATGGGCTGCTAAAAATGGGACTCCTCTTGATATAAAAACAAATAATGGAGGTATTAGTGTAGGTGTTATATCTGATTATGGAGGTAAACTTGTTAGAACTGAAATAGGTTTTTTGGCACTACCTGTTAGAAATAATGAAGATAGTGCTATTTCATTAAAACAAAGAGATAATTTTATACATTATGTTATAAATATAGAAAATGGTGAACCTGTTAGTACAAATCTTACTGAGTTTATGGAGGAGCTTCTTAGTGGAAAAACAGATAAAGTTGATGAAGCTAATGAACTGTTTGAGGTTATTGTTAATTATAGAGGTATTGTGGAAAATGTAGATACTTCTATTGCAAAAAATGAACTATTTAAGAAGATATTTGAGAATGAAGATATTATACGTTTTCAAGAAGGTAGCACTGAAAAAGAAAAAATAGATAAAACTCTTAGAGAACTTAAGAAATATATTTTTGAATATGATGGTGTTGATACTCCTAAAGAAACATTATATATTAGTTTTATCAATAGAATGTATAAATTCTATGATAACTATGTTAATACAGAAAGATTACATAGAGGTGAAGCCTATGCTGAATATGCAGGTGCTGATGAAGATACCGTTAAATATGGAGTTATTCAAGATATAGCCGATAGTAAATTAGACCCAGATGTTAATCCTGTTATTGTTTTTAATAATGGTAGAGGAAAAGATGAATATGGTAATGATTATAGTAATCCTGCTGGATTTAAGAATGGTACTATGGGTATGGTTGTTGAAAATAAAAAAGGAACTCCTATTGTAGCTCTATTCAAAGATTCTAAGAAGATTTCTACTAATAAAGAATTTTATGATGCTATTAATAAAGAACTTAATGATATATTTACTAAATTCCAAAAAGAAGAATATGATTTTGAAACTGTTGCTAAGAAACTAAATACTCTTGTAGGAAATAAAACTCATGATGTTGGATTTAATCTTTTAAGAGGTATAGATGTTATTGAAGTGGATAATAAGATTATTATATCTAATTCTAATGCTGAATGGGAAAAAAGTATTATTGCTGTTGTTTATAAATATCAAAATAAAGATAGTAGTATTAGAGGTACAGGTATTAGTTATAAAACTAATAATGGTAGAGCTTCTTCTATAAAATATCGTAAAGATGTAGTTGATGCAATTGCTAATGAAATTTCAGATACTCTTAAGTTTAATCCTTCTTGGTACACATTTGTAAATGAAGATGATGAAGAAGGTAAAAATGAATACTATAATGTAAAAAATGGTAGGATTCATATTACTGTTGGCAAATATAAAAAAGACTTTGATAGTTTTGGTCATTTTGCTAAAGAGGTGAATGCTTTTACTACTAATCATATTGGTAATACAACAGAAGTAAAAGATAGTCTTTATTTGAGTGTTACAGGTCTAAGTAGATTGCCCGTAGAGGGAGAACAACACGTGTATCACACTCCTAAAACTTTATTAGAACAATCTGTTAATCCCAATGGCAATACTAATAAAGAAGTTGAAGTTAAAGACCTTATGCTAGCTACTGGTTTTACTGATGAAGAAATTGAATCTGTTACTAACATTAAAGATGATTCCGGAAAAGAACTTATTGCTACAAGTGTTATTTACGACGATAAATATGAAGGTATTTCTAATGCTTATTATTCTGGAAAAGATAATAATGTTTATATTACACCTAAAGGTGCAGAACTGATGTCTAATGTTAGAACTGGTAGGCAAGAAGTTAAACGTCTTCTCATACACGAAAATCTTCATAGACATTTTAGAGAAGCTGGACTATTTAATGATACTGCTTCTCCTAAAACAAAAAGGATTGTAAGAGACCTTATTGAAACTTTTGATAGATTTAGAGAAGCTATTAGTGATGAGAATTATAATAAAATTAATAATAGAGAACGTAAACAAATAATAGCTTTACTTGATGATATTGAAAGTAAATATAGAAGTAAAGATAGTATGTTTTCTGATGAAGAAAATAGTGAGTTTGCTGAGGAATGGATTGTTGAATCTCTTAGCCAGAAAGTTCTTGCTAAACATCTTAATACTCTATTATTTGATGAAAGTGGTAGTAGAGATGATATTAGTGATATAAATAATGTTACTGATGAGAAAAAGACTTTCTTTAATAGAATTATAGAATCTCTTATTAAATTATTCAATACTATTGGTATTAGAATAAAGAATCATAGTATCTTAGCTAGACAATACTATATACTAAGCCAATTAGGAGGAGAAACTACTGAAAATTCTAGTGAAGAAATTAAAGAAGAAACAGATACTATTGGTGAAGAAATTAAAGATGCTGGGTTAGGCGATGAAACTATAAATACTAGTGAAGAAATAACGTTAGATGATAATACCGGTGATAATCCTTTTGATGGTATAGATGATTTTTCTGATTTTGATATGAATGCTGTTACTACTTATATTGAAGAATTTGCTCCTAATGATAAATCATACACCAACAGCATGGTGGATTTTAATAACCGATTTACAAAGGAAGAACAAGTGTTTATTAAGGTGCTGCAAGCTCGTCAAGAGTTTATTTACAAGTGTGGTTTATAATACCCCACTCACTTATTTTTAGTGGATTAGAGAGGCTCTATCGAGCTTCTCTTTTCCCGTATAATATAACAAACATAATAAACATATTAGTAATATGGCTTGTAATTATGAACTTGATATAAAAGATGAACATCTTAAAGCTGCTATTAATGAAATTGTAGATGGTTCTCTTAGTATTGATGGTAAAGTTAAACTATATCATCATATTAGTCAAGATTCTTTTTTAGAATCTGATGAAAACAAAGATGAAAAAGGTAATAATTTCTTCATTAAAAATGAAGATAGTTCTATTAGAGTAAACGAAGCTAAAACAAAAGAAGAACTTGTTGAACGTCTTACAGATGTTAGAAATGCTTTAATTAAAAGTGTTAGAGAAAATCAAGCTAAAGTTCATAGAGAATCTCTTATGGGATTCAAATCTTCTGCTATTAAGAACGAAGCAATAGACCATACAGCTGATGTAATTATTAAAGTGTTTGAGGAAGCTACTGCTGAAAATGCTCCTACTACAACCAAAGATATTGCTGTTAGAACAGCTGATTATATTCGTAGTTATTATAGGAGTAGTTTTCTTGAAGAAATAGAAAAGAAAGGTTTTGAAAAAGTAAAAGAAGAATATAATACTATTAAAGATAAGTTCCTTAAGTTTGGTGCTATTTCTGATAGATTTAAGGCGGTTGTTAAAGAAATAGCTAATAAAAAAGCTATTACCGAAGACCATAAAAAAGAACTAGAATCTATTATTAATGATTTTAATAATGAAGTAGAAGAAGAGAATAAGATAAGTGTAGATGTTGCCAACATCACTCTTGATAATATAAAAACAATAAAACAGAAGATAATAAAAGAACATAATAATAGGAATAAAAAGGTTCTCAATTATACTATTGATGTAGTAAATAATGAAGAATATCCTTTTAGTAATGTTCTTATTAATTATGCTAAACTTGTAGATAATGTAGCTTATAATCTTGAAGATTGGTTTAGTACTGTATTTAATAATGCAAAAGTTTCTGAGTATAGCTCGATGTTTGATGATGTACTCTCTACGGGCAAGCTAAACAGATATGGTTCTCTTATTTCTAGTGATGAAATTGAAGTAGGAGAAGATAGAGATTCTACTGATGAATTTAGTAAACATTGGAGCGATTCTCTTCCTTCTGATTTTTCTTCTAATGTTACAGACAAACTAGTTAAACGTCTTAGTAGACTTTATCAACTTTCTGAAGCGGTAGTAAATGGTAGTAAGCTTATATATGATAAAACTCCTCATTTAGGTGTTCCTCATACTATGAATGTTAAGAGGGTTATGGCTGCTATTTATAATTATGGTAATTTTAATTCTCCTATTGAGCTTATAAATTCTCTTGAAAAACTATCTAAAATGCAACCTGAAATGTATGGTCTTATTAGTTTAGTAGATGAGATGAAAAATGACCCTATTCTTACTAATGAAATCTTCCATTCTTTTGCTAATCCTAAGATTAAAAAAGCTATGGTTGAAGCTACTAAGCAAGGTATTGAAATTGTACAAAGTAATAAAACTATTGATACTGTTGCAGCTAACATATATACTTATCTTAATGATATTAGGTCTAATTATTTGGATGTTTATGATAAAAAGGCTCATGAAAGAGTTATTAATAAATTAAGCCTTTATACATCATTTAGAAATAGTGCTATTAGAGCTTACGCTGAAAAAGATATTTATGAATTTCTTTCTGCATACATTCCTTCTATTAGTAAAAGAGATTTACACAATTATTTAGAAGGGTATCATCTTACTAGAAAAGAAAAAGAAGGTATAGACCAAAATGCTATATACGAAATTACATACAAAAAGGCTATAACTTTTGTAACATCAATAAATGATGCTGTAGACAAAACTGTTGGATATTATAATGACCTAGTTAAAGAGTTTACTAAAAATATAGGAACATATAATGCAACATTAGAAGGAATATATAGTAGTCTAGCTAATTATCCTGATGAACTTAATAAAGCTCTTAAAGAACTAGGAGAAGCTCCTACATTAGATATATCTTCTATTAATTTTAATAATATTGAATCTGCAATTATTCCTATTGCAACAGAATTTGCTAAAGTTACTATTGTAAATAATGAACTTAATACTTTTAATGCTGAAGGAAATATGGCTTCTGATGTTATTGCTAATAGTAATATCACAAATCTTCTTAAGCAAATTAAATACGGTACTGAAGAAGATGCTAATGCAGGGCTTAATCGTCTTAAAGATTTTATTACACAAAGCGACCAATATAAGTATAGTCCTATATTCTTTGGTGTTACTGATGAAAACGGCGGAATTATTAAACCTGGTTTATTTAGAAGACATGCTGATGGAACTGTAACTGTTCATCCTAAAGCTAAAGAACTTATTGATATATTTCTGTTTGATGGTGTAAAAGATAGAGTAAATGGTAATGATTCTATGTATGATAAATTGAGTAGACAAGATTATTTTCTTACTCAACTTATTACTTATAAACAACCTATACCTAATTTTTCAGATAGTAAAAATGTTGTTAGAGGTGGATATTTCCTTCGTACTCCTTCTGATGCTAGTAAAAACTTTATTCTTAAAACAACTAGTTTTGTTACAGGTTCTTTATATAGCATAGATGGAACTGTTATTGATGGAGCTGTAAATGATTATTTTAGAGAAACTATAGATAGATTATATGTTAGAGAACGTAAGTTTAATGAAAAACCTAGTGAAGATGATATTGATGTAAAAATAGAAGATGGTAGAATTGCAGATATTATACGCACTCCTCTTAATAAAAAAGGTGTAGAAGTAAATAATCCTGCTTATTTTAATAGTATTATTAATGGAGAAGTAAAATCAATAAGGATTTATGATACTGGAAGTACTACATTTCTACAAAAAGAAGAAGATAATGATATTTTTATAGTTCCTGTTAAGTATGTAGTTAAAGATAACAATAATAAGAAAAAAGTATATGTTACTGCGTATATCAAAGTGTCTAAGAAACATAATGAATCTACGGCAAATTATAATGTTGAAGAAGTAATTGCAATTAAAGGAGAAAAAGAAGATATTGATGTTTATAAAAATGATATTAAACCTTATATTGCTGATGAGTTTTTTGTTAAAGGTGAATTTGCTAATAAAATTTCAGTAAATACTAGAAGTGTTGCTTATAGAGCTTATAGACAACAACTTATTGGAGAACTTAATAATCTTATTGAAAATCTTAATAATGTATTTGAGGTTGTAGACGGTAAACGTGTTAGTAAGAAATCTACAAAGGGTTTGATTGAGCGTTATCATTTTAATGGAAGTAGTATTATAAAGAACGGTAGATTGACTGGAGCTGTATTTAGTTTTAATAGACTATTTGACCTTGAAAACTTTGATACTAATGAAGCTATTAACCAAGCTCTCTTCCTCTACGGGCAAGCTAATTCGCTCTTTGTTGAAAACAAAGATGGTTCTATATCTCTAAATACAGAAAGAAAGGATGCTCTTGTAGTAGTAGATGCTAATGGCAGGATTAAACTTAATCTTAATGAAGCTAATCGTGCAGCTTTAGATAATGTTGTTAATAGTTGGATGAAAGAATATATAAATGAGATTATTAGAGAAACTGCTGAATATAGAGATTTATATAAAGAAGCTGGTTTTACAGCAGATGATGTTATTAGTTTTGTTACTGATACTACTCTTCAACTTATGAATTTAGATGATTTATTTGAAGGTGATAGTAAATTCTATAAGAACGCTCTTGACCTATTAAAGCGTTCTAAAGAAGTACAAGCTGGTGGTAAGGCTTATGGTAATATGGATATTAACGATGTTATTGGTGGAGAATTAGTTAATCGTAAAGATTATCAAGGAAAAAATATAGAAGTTGTTGTAGGCAAAGGTAAAGAGTTTGAACAAAAGATTCCTATTCGTAACGGATTTAGAGCTGTAATCATTGAAGATACACTTAAAAGTAGTGATTCTGCTAATAATATATTTAATGAAGTATATTCTTATCTCATTAAGACTATGAGTAAGGAGAATGCTGAGAGAATTGCAGAAGGTATTGCTAAAGGTTATAGAGAAGCAACAGATATAAACAACGCTCAATCTTTTATTACTCTTGAAGAATTTATTGCTCGTAAACATGCTGATGGTACTTATAATGAATATAAAGAACTTATTGAACAATTATATGACCCTTCTATTCCTATTGAAGAAATAGATGTTGATAAACTTAATGCTAAAATTCAATCTCAAAAGAACTTTTATTTTGATAAACAATTTGATTTTGCAACTGGTACTTATTATGCTCGTCAAATTAAAAACTCTGAATATGTTCTGATTCCTAAGATTATTAAAGGTACTAGTCTTGAAACATTATATAATATAATGAAAGCTCATGATGTTGGTCAAGTTAATACTAGAGAAACATCTAAAGCTGCTAATAGAAATGTATTAGAATTTTGGGATAAAAACACAGGAGAAGTTAAAGCTGAATCTTTTGAAGACAAGGTTAAACAAAAGATAGGTGTAGAAAATTATTATTATCGTTATCTTTATAAACAACAAGATGTAGTAGACCACTTGGTTGATGCTGAGAACAAAGCTGGTGTTCAATTTATGAAGAAAGTTATTGACAATGTTGAACCTCATCTTACTAAATATGTTGAACAATTCCATAAGAACTATGTTGCTAATATCAAAGATTCTTTTGATTTGTTTCTTAATCGTCTTGGTTGGAAGATTGGTAAGAATGGTAAACTAGTACAAAGAAAAGATAAAGATGATAAGAGAGTAGATATAAATAGTGAAGAGGAAGAAGAAATTAAGTTTGATGATTTTTATCGTAAAGCTAGAGCTGAAGCTAGACGATTAGGTCTCGATAGTAATTTTATTGATTATCTTACTCAGAATGAATTAGGTGACCCTAGAATGCCTAACTATATGAACAATGTTAGTACTAAATTAGAAAGCATTGCTCAAAGTATGTTTAATAGCGCTGTTACTAGACAAAAACTGCCTGGATGGCACGCTGTTCAGATTACTCCTCTCGGTGTATCTGAGGTTGTTAAAGATGAGAATGGTAATTCTAGAAAACTTCAATATCACCCTGAAGTTAAAGATGCTGATGGTAATGTTGTTCAAGAAGCATATGCTGAGGTACTTGTTCCTAGATGGAGAAATCTTATTCCTAAAAATTATGATATTAGTAAACTAGCGGAAGAAGGTCTTGATATTCACGTTGGTTATCGTATTCCTACTGAAGGTAAGCAATCTGTTAGTATTATTAAAATTGTAGGATTTCTTTCTGATGTTGAAGGTTCTAAAGTTGTTGTTCCTGAAGAATGGGTTACACAAACTGGTAGTGACTTTGACGTTGATACTATGTATGTTGTTAGTCCAGAAATAGTAAAAGATTCTAAAGGTAATTTACATAAAGTACAATTTGATTCTTCTACTGAAGAAAATGATGTTAGACGTAGATATGTTATTTATGTAAATGATAGAATTAAAGAACTTGTTAAAGGTGATGAGATTAAAGAATCTATTTCTCAGCTTAAAGCCTATGATTCTAGTGGTAAAATTGATAAAGCTAAAGAAGAGAATAAAGAATTATTCGATTCTCTTAGAGAAGAACAAACTAATGCTTTTATGGAACTTACTAATGAAGAAAAGATTGCTGCTAAAAAGATATATGCTAAATATAATAGTAAAACTGATTATGGATTAAGACACGCTAAAGCTGCTGAGTATTTTAGAGAGTTAGCTGCTAAGCCCGAGAATCTTGCCCGTAGAGGGGTGTATGAAGCATTTGCTGATGTTAATGAGAAACTTGTTGATGCGCATAATAACATTGTTTCTGTATTTGATGAAATTCATAATCTTAGAGATAAGATAAGTGAAGCTAGAGATAGATATTTCAAAAACATTGAAGATATTGCTAAATCTCATGACTTACTTACTTATGAAGAATTTTCTAAACTTAGTATTGAAAGTCAGAATACAGTTAAAGCTAGAAATAATCAAATTATTGATGCTGTTGTTGCTATTCTAAATGACCCTAGTACTAGAGAAGAAAACTATTCTCGTAGTAACTTTGATGATATTGTTGAAGCTATGAACGAAGCTAACATAGTTCGTACTGGCGACCCCAAAGGTAACAGAATTAAACCTAGTGGATATAACCCTCTTCATCAAATTAAGTTTATGGAGAATGCTATGGGTGGTGCTACCTTGAAGGCTTTCTCTGTTACTAGAGATAACTTTGTTTCTGTTAGTAATAAAGCTAAAACTGTTATTCATGGTATGACGGTCGATGTTATTTATGATTTGAACGATGAAACTTATGATAAAGATATTATTCTAAGTGCTTATCCTAGAGCTTTTTATAATGAAAAGAATAATACTATTATGGTAACTCATGATAGACTTGGTTGGAGTGAAAATAATCGTAATGTTACTGGCAAACTTCTTACACCTTATAGTTCACAAACTACTGCACATATTCTCGATGCTGTAAAAGAAGGTTCTATTTTTAATGAAAATAGATTTACCTTTGGTAGTTTCAAAACTCTTGTAGATATAGGTATTGATTATAAAACAGCTGTTGCTTTCCTTATGCAACCTGTTATTACTAGAATTTCTGATTATAATAATAAACGTAGTAGTGTTTATAATTCTGAAAATAATAGACCTGTTTATTCTGTTATTAAAGATATTGCTGCTGAGTATGGTATTAAGGTTGATAATAAACCTGTTGATAAGTACACTAATATAACTAATGTATTAGGAGCTATTTCAAGCAACGTCGAATTGAAAAAGGCACTTTTAGACCTCGGTGTTGAAGAATTAAAGCCTTCGGGTATAAAAGATATACTGCTCGATAAAAACGCGCTCCTGCGCCGTCTATCGCCCGAAAAATCAAGTAAAATGACCCCTGCTGAAAGGGCAGCTTTCGACTTAGTTACAGCTTTACAATTTCATAGACTTCATACTGTTACTACTCATATTGAACGTGTTGCTCGTGTTACTAATCCTGATAAATTTGGTGCTAAACAAAGTATTAGAGCTACTAGACAAAAGCTGGATGAAATTAAAGAATTAAGTTTAGATGAAATTGTTTCTACGCAAACAGATGATAGTGGAACTGCTATCTATTTATCTAGTGATGCTGCTGGTGTAGATGAAGAGAATAATCCTAAAGGTTTTGTTAATGCTTTATATCCTATGTCTTTTTATGATTCTAATGGTGAACGTGATGATTATAATTTTACTATTGATGAAACTAAGAGTGTTTATCCTCCTCTAGCTGCATTTATAAAATATACTACTCTTCCTAGTGTTCAAGTTAATAGTAAATTGTTTACTATTAAGTCTAAAAAAATGGCTGATTATTTCGATAGTGTTGCTATTTCTATGGGAGCTTATATTAATGAAGAAAGATATAAAGAATTGGAGAATGAATATGTATCTTATGTTTATCATAATTCTGAACTCCTTTCCTCTCCTATTAGTATTGATGAATACGGACGAGTTATTTATGATGAAGAAAGAGTAAGTAATAAATTTGAAGAAATAAAAAGAATTAAAGGTATTAATGTTGGTAATAATCATACTAGAAGAATAGAAGATGTTAATAAACCAACAGCTGAAGATATTGCTTGGTTTAATAAACTTAGTCCTGCACAAAAAGCAATGTGGATTAAGATTAATTTCCGAGACGATTCTGGTGTATTTAAATTTTTGAATGTTTCTCTGTATAATCCTAATGAAGTTAAGCGTATTGGTTATTCTAGACAAACTATTACTTTTAACGACCAAAATGTTGATATTGAAGAAATATATAATGCTTTTAGAGAAAGTTATTATAATACTAATGATTTTGTTAGACTTGCTGCTATTGATTTAGTTAAATATGCATTTATTGCTGAAGGATTTAAGTTTAAGAAAGGTAGTATTAGTAAAATTATTACTAACGATGTTCTTATAAACGATACCGCTAATTTTGGGTTAGGTCTTATAGATGAATTTAACAGAGATATAAAAGATAGTGCTGATGATGATTTTAAGAGTCTATTTGTTAGAAGTCATACTGATTGGGTAAGAAATATGAAAATTAAAAGAAAGACTGGTAAAGATGTTCAGCGTAGTTTGTTTGAAGAAATGTGGATTAAGGAATATGCAAATAAAATCAAAGATGGTGTTATTATAGATAGAGAAGATATTATTAGGTCTTTGCTTAATTTAGAAGGAGTTTCTCCTATTCATTATGGTAAACGATATATAAACATTGTAGATAATGGAGAAAGTACTACGTATGTTGTTGAAGTTTATGATAAATTTAACGCAAAAGGTAAACCTCCTTATAAAAAGGCGTTTATGTATCCAATAAACAAATTAGAGGTTGGTGAATTTAGTGAGTTTTCTAGTAAAAAAGCTAATAATAAATTTTTAGCTGAAGATTATTATGAAAGTAGTTTTGAAACTCTATTAAAATATAATGAAATAGATACGTTTATAGGGGAAGGTTTTACTAATGAAGAAAAATTAGAAGAACTTAAAATAGAAGTAGCTGAACTTAAAGATTATACTAGAAATAAAGATAGTTTCAAATTTGAAGATAATACTGAAAAACCTGTTCATGAAAGTGTTACTAATCAATCTTATTTTGAAGATGTTATTTCTAGTAATAATAACGATTCAGAACCTATGCTTGTGTTTGTAGATGATATTCTAAAAGCTAATAGAGATGCTGAACAACACGGTAGAGATATAAGTGTTGTTATGAATAATACTAAGCACGTTAAATTTGCTATTCCACGAAATACTACTATTATTCAAAAACTTAACGATAATGGTGTTATTAAAACATTTGCTATAAGAAAAAAACCTACGTCTCGTAATATAAGACTTATAATAGAGGAAGAATTTAATGCTAAAAAATATAATAGACCGGTAAATGAACGAATTGCTCAGGTTAAAGATAACATGAGTGATATGGCTAAATTTATTATCAATCAAACTGTTTCTAGAGGATTAGTTAATTCTACATTTTATGAAATTAAAAGAATTAATGAAAGTACTACTGACCCTAATGCTGAAGATTTGAATGTTGATTATGAAAGTGAAGCTACTAATCTAGTTAGAAACTCTTCTACTAGTTTGATTGAGGAACGCCCTTCTACGGGCAAGCAACTTAATCTTGAAAACCTTGCTAAAGGTTTAGCTACTGATATTACTAGAGAAGCTATTATTAAAAAAGAAAGAATAGCTAAAGATTTTACTTCTGATAACCGTATAGCTAATGTTGATTTCAATAGTGCTGAGTCTGTAGCTAATAATATAGAAAAGGTTCTTGAAGCTGAAGCTGAATATATGATTAGAGAATCTAAAAGAATAAACGCTATGCTTGATAGATTTATACTTGAAGGTGAGTTTAATAAGATGGATGTTATGTATGATGTTATTGAAACCAGAGATGATAATGATAGTGATATTAGTGATTATATATTTTATCTTCCTGCTGATGACCCTCGTCTTTATGAGTATTTCAAGAATAATCCTGAAGAATTTAATAGATTTGCTGAACTTATGCTTCACGCTAGAAAATTAGTATCTGCACAAGAAGGTATTCTATATTATGACGTTAGAGAAGAATCTAATTCTGTTAAGAATAGCATTGCTACTATTCGTAGAGCGGTTACTTCCCTTAGAAACAACAATAGATTGAATAATGCTTTTAATATGATGTTTAATAATTATATTGCTGGTATGTATTCTACTAACCCTGTTGTAAAACAAGGTATTGTTGATTTAAGAACTCATTTTGGAGATATTAACTGGTTTGATTTTAATCTTAGTGATATTCACGAACTTAATCATAAACAAATTCAAGCTATTGTTAAAGCTGTCAATCAAATTATTGACCACGCTAGAATGCACGTTATTCCTAAAGCTGTTAGAAGTTTTAATGAGGAATGGGAAGCTATTGAAAAGAAGTATGGTAAAATAGACCTTAATCATATTATTGATGATAAAGGTAAAATAGTTCAAGAATATACCCGAGAATTTATTGAAGATAGAAAGAAACTTAAAGATGCTGTTTATCAAGCTAAGGAAGAATATGGTGTAGATTCTGTTGAATATCATAGAGCTAAATTAGAGTATGATGAGTGGAAAGCATTCTATACTAATCAAGAGATTGAAAAAGAGTATTATGTTAGAGAAACAGCTATTAGACGTAGTCTTCTTGATACTATTCCTGAAACTTATGTTGAATATATGAGATTAACAAAGGAGCTTTATAGTGGAAATCAAAATGAAAAAACTATAACTCCTGAGGAGAAAGAAAATAGAAGAAAACTTCGTCGTATGATTGATGCTATTATAAATCCTACTATTGATGATGATTATAATAATGTAACTCCAGAAGAAGAAAGAAGATATAATGAAGGTAAATTCTTAAAAGATAAGATTAAACTTCTTCAAAAAATAAAGAATGATTATTTTACTTATATAGAAAGTGACGGATTCAAAGAAACTCTTGATGAATATCTTACTATTATTGAGAATTATGATAAGCGTCATCCTTATGAAGAACTTTCTAAGAAACTAGAAAATGAAGCATACAGAGAAGCCTATGAGTGGTTAGAATATAATACTATTAAAGCTCAGGATGGTATTTCTAGAGGAAAAATTACTGATGCTTTTATGACTCTAAATAAAGAGCATAAGAAAGATAATGCTAGTCTTACAAAATTAGCAATAAAAAGAGATGCTTATAATCCTCACGATGGTAACATTGATGGTAGAAAGTTTACTGAAGAAGATATTGATAAACTTAGAGAAAAAGCAATAAACGACCATATGACTAGTTTGGGTAATGGTAGTTTTAGTGATGATGCTCTTATTAAAAATACTCCATTATCTAATGAAGTTTATAGAAATGATTTTTATATTATTCTTAAAGGTAATAGAAATGAAAATGCTAAAGAATGGGAGAAGAATCCTGAGAGAATTGAAACTATTAGAAAGATAAATAATCTTCTTATTAAATTTATGGATTACAATGCTGTTGGAGAAAATCCTATTTCAGCTAAAGTTATCTATGAAAAATTAATTAATGGCGAGATTAGTACAGAAGATATTAAAGAACTTATAAAACAATATGCTATTCTAGATGATATTGAAAGTGAAAGACCTAAGAATGAAAATGGTGCTAATCTTAAAGGTGTTATAGAGATAAAAGAAAATAGACCAGCTTTTGATAAAGAAATGGCTTTTATTTCTGGTATTGAGGATAAAGCTCTTAAGAAACTATTTATTGATTTATTTACTGAAGGTAAGGTTAATAAAAAGAGATATAAAGCTAATCGCTTTATGTTTAGTTATGTTACTGGTAATAAGGACTATCTAGATGAAGCAAAGACTAAAGCTAAAACTCTTATTGTTAATGCTACTCAACAAGTAACTACTAGATATTATACTCTTGCTAAAGAAAAAGCTATTGCTGAAGGTAGATATGAAGAATGGTATGAAAGAAACCATCTATATAATAATGTTACTCATAGAGTAGAACCTCTTCGTATTTGGACTACTCTTGAATTAAAGGATTATGGTGACATTAGCGGTACTTATCATTATCATCCTACTTTTGAAAATCGTCAAAAGACTGTTTATCCAAATAGACTTAATAAGAAATATGATAAAGTAGGTTATAATTATGATAGTGAATCTGCGGAGCTTGCCCGTAGAGAAGGAAAGAAATCATACGATGCTAATAAGAATCTCTCTGAAGGAGAAATAGCTATGGCTAATCTTATTAGAAATACTCTTAGTATGTATGCTGGTACATATTCTGCTAAAAAGTTTATTTCTGAAGCATATATGCCTAGACGTGCTAAAGTTGATTTAGATGCTCGTTGGTGGACACAACAAGCTCTTGGCTCTGTTGGTTTAAGTCTTAGAGATACTAGTCAAGATACTTGGAATTATGATTTAGATTATGAACACGATGCTGAAATTAAATCAGATATGATGACTCTTCTTAAAGATAAACGCAGTAAAGAGTTTATTAAACCTTTGGATAGAGTTAAATTTGCTTCTGATACTGAATATGCTGAACATCTAAAAGAAGTTGAGGCAGAGAATGCCAAGATTAAGAAAGAAAATGAAGAAATTGATGCTAATCTTATTAGTAGAAACTGGAAATCAGTTATGGAAGATTTTATTAAAGAAGCTATTGATGTTAATAGTAGAAATAAAAGTAAAAGTCTTATTTATCTCTTAATAGAAGATTTGAAAAATAATGATTATTATAAACAATCTAATTTTAAGAATAAACTTATTAGAGATAAAAAGCATAGCACACAAGATACTACTGAATATATTAGAGCTGAACAATCTAGAGCTATTGAAATGGTTACTACTTGGGCTAATAGAGTTATCTTTGGTAATTTCAAGCAAAAGCATCCTTTTACTAAGTATGCTGATATGGCTCAGAATATGACTAGTGCTAAGTATATGATGATTAATGTTACTGGTGTTATTGCTAACATTGGTACAGGTACTGCTAATATATTAGGAGAAGTATTTGCAGGTGAGTATTTTAATGTTAAAGACGCTCTTGTTGCATCTGCTCAATATAGCTCTTCTATTCTTCATATTGTTGGTTCTATGTTTTCTGAGAAAGGTACTGATAAGATTTCTGCTCTTATTAAATACTTTGATATCGTAGATTATACTAGTATTCTTGAAAAAGCTGCCGATAAAGGAGTTGTTGAGGTTGTAGAAGAGATTCGTAATCTTATGTATGGTCTACAAACTGGCGGTGAACATATGATGCAAAATATAGCTCTTCTTTCAGGACTTCGTTCTCATAGAGTTTATACTAATGAAGATGGTAAAATAGTAACAGGTACTATTGATAATTATACTGCTGATTTAAGAACTGATATTCTTAAAGGTATTATTGAAGGTAATGAAGCTGTTAAAGAGAAGTTTAATAGATTCTATAAAGAGATTATTCACGATAAGGAAATTGTTAGACAATATGATAGATTTGATAAGAATATTGTAGATGAGTTCTTAAAGAGAGTAGATGATGATAGTGTTGTTGATGAATTTAGAAAGCTCGAAAAAGAAGCTATGAAGATGGCTAAATCTGAGTTTGAAAAACTACCTAAACTTATAGATGAACTCGAGTTTGATAAAAATACTAAAGATATTGTTATTCGTGATGGAAGTGTTCTTACTGAAGAAGCTATTGAATTTTTCAAATCTAAGATGTTTAGAATAAATAATAGAATACACGGTGTTTATAATAAGATTGGTGCTGCCAATATCGAGAAGTATTGGTGGGGTAGTCTTGTGATGCAATATCATAAACATCTGTATCCTGGATTTATGAAGCGTTTTAGACAAAAAGGCTTCTATAATGAAACTAGACAAACTAGTGAAAAAGGTAGTTATATTACCGCATTTAATCTATTGTTTGGTGAATATGGAAAAGTAGTAGATGAAACTAAAAAAGCTATGACTGAAGATGAGCACATTGTTATGGCTTCTCTAAAAGCTATCGGTAATGCTACTCTTAGAACATTTATTGATGCTAAATTTAGATATGATAGTATGCCTAGCTGGCAAAAACGTAATGTTAGAAGAGTTCTTGGTGATTTGGCAGGTATGGCTGGTGCTTTCCTAATGTCTGTTGCTATTTATGGAGCATTTGACGATGATGATATTAAAGATAGTGATGCTCTTAATACTATTGTTTATAGTTCTGATAGAATGTTTGCTGAATCTTATATGTGGAATCCTATTGGTCTAGCCAACGAAGCTAAAACATTATGGTCTAGTCCTATTGCTGCTGCGAATACTCCTATTGATATTTATAAAGCACTAGTATTAGGTGTTGAGTATCTAAGTACAGATGAATTTAATCTTAATTACAGTACTGGTCTTTATAAAGGTCAGAATAAGATTGGTGTACTTCTTAGTAGAAACATTCCTATTTATAGAGTTTATAAACGTCTTAGTGATATGTCTAAGAACAATCAGTATTATAGAATTAATGATAATAGTCTTAATATGAAGAGTGCTAAAACATTTGCTAATCTTATTAAAAATAAGGATTAAGTAATAAGTCCCGGTAGTAACAAAAATGTTATTACCGGGATTATTTTTGCTATGTAACTTGCCCGTAGAGGGACGGACTATGTTTATACCAATCAAACAATGTAGACCTATATAGACCCTATTTTGCCCAATGTTGCCCATGCGAAAAGACGTCCAACCGTATATGGAATACAAGCTAATTCTGCCAAAACATATACTAGTAGTGGTAGTAGACAAAAAAAATGCCCCAATATAGAACTTAATCTATATTGGGGCGTTGTTATTGTTATAGATGAATTTGTATATAAAACACTCGATTGCCGAACTCGACGTGCCGAAATAATCGACATATCAATAAGCAACAAAATACCGTCAAAAGGGCAATAAATAGGCTCTCTGTTGCATTATTTTCTTCTCGGTGAGGTATTGTCAAGGTCTTATATTTTTAGCTCGTTAGAGAGCAAATTTGGATTTTATCCTATATAGTACAGAATTAACCCATATTATCAACAGCGGCATCATCTACACTACTATCAGTATTATCATCAATATCATTATCTGAACCTTTCACAAGGTTAAGTTCAACAGGAGCAACATATTCTTTACCAAAATATCTATCTTTACCTAATTTCTTAATACGAAGTTTATCACAAATAGTAGATATATTGCCTTTAGCAAAATAAAGATTCTTAGAAATAACAGCAGTATCTTTTGAAATTTCTCCAACAGTAGTAATAATGTGATTCATAAGTTTGTTATTACCACCATTTTTATTACTTTCTTGCAGAATATCAATAAGTTTAATTATATGAGTATTAGTTTTAATAATACCATTACGTATATCAATAATTTGATTATTTATTTTAATATCGCGACTTTCATAACTTTCACATAGTTTCTTATAATAATCTATTAATTCATCTATATTTTTTTGATAGAATTGAGTTCTTATCAAAAGTACTACTAAAACAAATAATAGACCTGCTATTACGGAAAATTGTATGATTAACATAATGAATAATAATTTGATTAGTGATTAAATGTAGGCTGATTCCTCTACGGGCAAGCTACTGTATCGTCGAAATCTTCAGATTTCGACACTTCTTCCAGCTCTTCTTCATTGAGAAGAGTATTCGTCTGTGACATTAGTACTACTACCAGAATCACAAAAATAAAAGCTACTAGTACAAGTAGTACTAGTAGCCCAAAAACACATAAAATAATTGTAGACATTGATATCTTATTTCATAGGCTGATTATTCTTATTACTCTCAGGAGTTATTAATTTGTTATTATTTTATTTACCAGTTGAACCGTGACCACCTTCACCACGTTCTGTTTCACTAAGTTCTTCTACTTCATTGAACTTAATTCTAGGAGCACGAATAACTACAAGTTGAGCGATTCTATCACCTACATTAAAAGGTTGAGTCATATCACCCTTAGTTCTATTCTTTACACTGACGAAAATTTCACCTCTATAACCAGCATCAATAACGCCAATTCCATTAGGCATATAACATTCAGTTTTACGATTAGAACTACGAAGAGGGACTAATCCTCCATGACTATAAGGTAGTTCAATAGCAATACCAGTATGATATACAAAACAATCAATTTCTGAATCATAATGTACATCTACTGCTGTAAGGTCTACACAGAAATCATCACCATGAGCATATTCAGGAATAACTGCATCGGGATGAGTTTTCTTAATGTTAATAATAAGTTGATTAGTCATAGAAGGTTCGTTTTCGTCCTTTTTATTATTACCTTTTGCGATGTTAAATAGATTTGCCATAAAAGTTTTATATTAAACAGTAATTAGTTTAGTAGCTTTTTCAATCTTTTTGGACTTATCTCCAAATAGAAGACTATCCATACGTTTTTGTCCTTCGGCAGCATCAACATTACAATAGAATCCACTAACTGCATTATATGCTCCCCAAACAGTACCAACAATTTCACGTTGAGCAACACCATTATAGTAATAATTATTCATTTCTGCAATGATGTTCATTTTACGTGTACTAATGTTAGCATCTTCAGCAGCATTAATGTTACGAATAACAAGCTGTTCAGGAGTATGACCAGTATTTTTTAATCTAAGTAATTCTTCATCATTAAGAACAGTTCTGGTAAACAACATAATGGCTTCTTGTTCTTTCATAGGAAGATTAGCCATTTGATTATAAAGTTCATTCAAATCTCTAGTCTTCTCAGCACAAGCCTTTAATACTTGCGTAGCTATATTAAGTTTTTGATGAACAGAAGCAGTATGTCTAAAGTTTATATAAGCAGAACTTTTACCAATAGCAGCATTAAGCATATTAAAGCATCTAATTCTAATAGGAGTATAAAGAATCTTTACACCACTAGAACCATCGTGACTAGTAACAAAAACTAAATAGTTTTCAACAGGGTCACCTTTAGCAAAAATCATATCAGGAAGTTTAGCACTAACAAAAACTTTATTACCAGAATCATAACAACCTGCGGTTTCCCAACGAGCTAAATTATCACCAATAGCTTTATCAAAGAATTTGAAAGCATCAATATTTTGTACAATTTCATAGCTACCTTTAACAAGACCAAGAGCATCTCCAGTATCCGTTCTAAATGTAGCATATTGATTAGGAACAATTGAATTAGTAAGATTAGGATAAGCACTCAAATCAGTTAAAATAGGAGCTTTATCTACTGTCCAATCAAGACCAGCCTTTTTCATTACTTGTTGAGAAGTATAACAGTCTGTAACGTCAGTACATCCTTTATACATAAAAGGAACACCTTTAGGTCTATACATATTTATATTGTTTAATTAGTTCATTTATATTTGTTAGCTTATTATTTAGATAAACAGTAGTAATATCAAAACATTCAATAGGTTTTTCATCAATTCTATTGATATATTTTTTATTATACAAATCTAGATAATAAATAAGAGGTTCTATACTAATAGGATAAACTTTATCATTATTAGGGTCTACTACTAAAATAACAGGAATAGGTATCTTAAACGTATATGTAGTTTTAGGTACAACCGTTACTTTTCTTTTACTCATAGGACAAACTATGATAGAATCTATATATTGAGCAGTCAAATAATAACTAAGTTCTTTATCTTCATTATTAGCATTAACTTTTCTATTTACTATATAAACTCGTTTATAAGAATGAACCATTTTCTTAATACCTTGTTTATACATTTGCAGTTCTTTATCTGTACCATTAAATTTATCAACAAGAACTACTTCAACAGGATATAAAGTAAAAGGTTCATTATCTACTATACAATCTAAATCAATATCATATTTATATCTAGGAAATGTAGTATGTACACCATCTTTACCAAAACAATCATTTTTAAGATAAGGAGTATCGTAATAACCATTAACTAAGAGATTAGTAATAACTCTAGTATAATCTAATAGTTCTGCTTCAGTATCAAAATTAACATAAGAGATAGCTTTAATAGTATCAACAACTGCATTGAAAGTACTATTACTAAATCTAGTGTGAACATCATTACTAAAAATGGCATGGTTATGTAACTGTTTTTTAAGTAAATAAGCTACATTACCATGCCCTTCTAGTGTGTTATAATAATCTGATACTGGAACTTCGTCAGTACCACTGAATTTCATATTATTTTATTTAATTGTAAGAGAAATATTTTCTACACAACTACCAACAGTAGGATGAATATCTTCATAATTAGAATTAAATGCTGTTTTAATTTCATCCTTTTCTTTAGCAAAAGTAATGTTAGTAGAAAATGGAAAATCATTAAAAACTTTAGCCATAGAATCATTCTTTAGAATGTCCTTAAGTGTAGTCTTAGTAGTGACATTAACACTAATAAGAAAATCTCCAATAGTGAAAGGAATATAATGTTCTCCACGTTCAGCTTTAACATTAGCGTTGATAGAATCTACAAGACCTTGTAAATCAATATCATCGCCTGTTTCCAACACACCATTGTGATAAAGTTCATCTACTGCACGTCTGAAAGCATTAGCAAGTACAGAACATCTATCGTCATCAATAACAGTACTAACACTTCTACGAGTACTAAGTCTAGATGTAGCAAGTTCTATACACTTACCACCACTCTTAGTATCATCGCCAAAGTTTAATACAGCATTAAGCATAGATTTCTTTAATCGTTCAATACGATTTTCATATACTTTTCTTCTATCGTGAATACGTTTTTCTTCATCCTTACAAGCAGCCATATCAGCTTTCCAATTAGCAATAGCTTTATTATAAGAATCAAGTTTTTTATTAAGCTCTTCTTGTTTAATTTCAAGAAATTCAAGTTGAGCATCAGTAATTTCTCCACCATTTTCTTCTACGTGATGGAACAAATCAAGAATATCTTGTTGAATACTATAAAGACTCATAATGTTATTAGTTATTTTATTAATGATTCTGGTATTTGCATTATCTCACTACAAGGTACAGCATCTCTTGTATTATTTCCTCTATAAATACAATAGAATCTAGCACCTTTTTCAATAGCCATTGTTCTAGTGAGAATTTTATCTATATTTCTTATAATACTATTATTAGAATATCTACCATCGAATTTCATCCATCCATCACTACCACAGATAGGGGAATTAAAATCTTTTTCTCTAAGAAACTCAATATACTTTGCCATAACATAATTATTGTATTAAGATAACAGAAGATAATCACTAATAGGTTCACAATCATCTTCATCATCACCTTCGTAAATTCTATAATACTTAGCTCCTTGTTTAATAAAGAAATCTCTATATTCTTCTTCAATAGAAACAATATCGACTATATTGTTTATGTTATATCTAGCATCTATTCTAGTTCTAACTTTACCATCACAGATTTCGCTATCTTCACAAGGAGCTTCAAAATAAACAACAAACTTAGCCATTATTACAACTATAAATTATCTAGGTTCAATAGTATAAACATTGTTATTCTGAATCTTACCACAATGCTTACATCTATTTACCACAACTACACCAATTTCTTTACCCCATACATTATTAAGGGGAATTTCTTTAAGAACTTCATAATTATGAAATCCTAGAATACATTTAATACTTGCCATATTTATATACTTAATTAAAGTTCATAACCTAAATCAATCAATTCATCTCTAACCATACCTATTACTTCTCTAGCGTGAGGATGAGGAGTACCAGTTGTACCGTGATAACGAAGGTCAATAATATGTTTCCATTTTCTAACACTATAAGTATAAATAACAATAGTCATAGTACTTAATGGAAGAATATCTTTAGCAATATCTAGTTTTACTCTACAATCAAGAGCATATTTATATTTCTCAAAACAAGTAAAAGCACTACTTAATAGAGCTTCTTTCGGAATATCTAAACTAACACTTTCAACTTCATTATTCCTATCTCGTCTAAAACACTTATTTTTATTATTAGCATTATAAACAATAGGTTTCTCATTATCTACACCTAAAAAGTTAATAGCTCTATGTAGACAAATAGTACCAATACAATCACCAGAATTTTGTCTTACATATCTAGTACTACGTTCAGCTATACTATTAGGAGAAACACGATTAAGTTCTCTACTACAACTGATATTAGTAGTAATCTTAAACGTATATCTCATAAGATAATGACCAATTTCCTTATCGCAGAATTTAGCAGGAGTTACTTCATATTCTAATATGTTTTTAAGTCCATATTGATTATGAAGAATACTATTTATATAACCTCCATTCTCATAAATATATTCAAAGTTAGTAGACATATAAATATACTCATTATCTAGTATATCATAATCTACAAAAGGATTACCTTCAAATAGTTTATCTACAATATCTTTTATAACTATAGATTCGGGATATCTAACATCAATTATAAAATACATACTATTATGTCTAAACATACTAGTATGACCATTCAATGAAAGATTCTCAAAAGTTTTAATATCTTTTTCTTTATTACTTTTATCATTTTCTCTACCGTAACAAACTCTAGCACATTTAGCAATGTGAGAGTAATTAATACCCTTACGATTTTTATTTACTTCAATAAGTTCTACTTTAGGACGAACAATAGTTATATAATTATCAATAACGTCTAATCCCATAATTTCTTTTTGTTTAATGTTTGTACTATTTCTACTACTCTGTAAAATAATGCTAGTTTGGTAGTATTGTTATAAATAAGATAATCAGCAGGAATATCATCTTTTTCACTTTCGTGACCGTCTTCGACGGCACTGCTACTAGGACGAATAACTCGGACAACTTGCCCGTAGAAGGAAGGGTTCTTAACTACATCTGCCTCTTGCCTAAATCTAATATCAGGAATAGTACAGAAATTATACCTATTGACAACATTTAGTATTTTAGGCACGGCTGCATCTACCCAAACATTCTTATAAGTACCTCCTTTAATTAGTCCATTAGCATACCACTGCATTAGTTTTCTTATTGGTACAATTATCTTCACAACTCTTCCATCTTTATAAGTAAAAGGACTAGTAGAAGAATCTTCATAAATCTTATAGCTTTTATACCTCTCTTTATGAGAATTGAATTTATCAATATCAACATAAGGAAAAGTAATACTATAATCTTTTTTGAACTTAGGGTCGTCTAAGTCACTTCTATTTATACCAAAAGTAATACTAATACAATCTTTTACAGCATCAGCAAAATGTACAGTTTTATCTTTATATCTATTAGGACTTACAGCATATCTAGTTAGCCATTCATCATACTTACATTTAGTAAGACCAACTGTATGAATATAATTAAACATACTCGCAACAGTGTCTTTACCAGCACCAGCTTTACCAGATATACCGATAACCACAGGTTTTTTCATATTTATTCTTTTTTAGATGAAAAACCAAAGGATAGTTTATTAGTACTAACTTTAATAGAAGATTTATCACTAGGAACAGTATCAAGTTTTCTAATCTTATTATCTTCATCTTTATCTTCTTTGTTAGTTAAACTATCAATTCTATTATAACAGAATCTAATTCTACAATCAATAATACTCTTAAAATCATTAAGAACAACATCATTTACTTTTTCAAGAATAGGGTCTTTAGTTTCTTCAAAACCTATTATATTTTTAATATTGATAAGTTTAAGAAGAACATTAGAATAAGCAATAGACAAATCAGTGTTATTACGAGCTTTATTTTCAAGCTCTGTTACAAATGTATCAAAATTCATATCTTTATTTATTACAAAGATAGTCTATTTGTACCATATAGCAGAAAATATCTTCCATATTTTGCTTGTGACGCACGTTTTTCATTCGGTCGGGTTAGTGTTAAGCGTACTAATTTACAGGGCAATACAGGGCAAAATAGGGGCTAAATTGGAGCTGTTATGTGCCGCGTTTACCGCTTAGTAATCGACCCTCAAAAGTGTTATTCCTTGGTTATCATTCTCAACTAGCTTAGCAATAGTAACGTGACCACCTCTCTTAATAACAGCATCTACAAGATACTTCTTACAAGGTACATTTGGACGTACGATACCTCTACCATAATTATCTATTTCTAATTTCCTAAATCTAGTACTTGTATATTCAGTAGAAAACTCAATAGCATATTGATATTTTCTATTAGAACATTTAGAAACAGCATAATAGGAGTATCTTCTATTCATAGGTATATAAAGAGTATTATTAATATCCTTATATACAATTCTTTTTTCTTTTAATTGTTTATCACCAAAATCAGGAATATCAATATCCATTTAATCGTTTAGTATTTTTACTGTTTTAACATGGAATGGTACATTCTTAATACCACTTCTTTCTCCAAATTCAACAAAGGCATACCTTCCAATATATGCAGCTTTATCTTCTAGAACAGCAGCTTGATATTCAAAACTACCATTCAAATGAGTTTCAAATAACTCATCATTAACATCATTCTTTAGAAGTAACAAAGGAATATTCTCTCGTTTATTACCTTCAGGATAAATATCAACTATCTTAAATTTACCATCAGTGCTATTCTTATACTTAATCATAGCTCTATTACGTTTACCAAACTGATATTCTAGATTGATATTACGAAGAATAAGTCCTTCAAAACCTAGATTAATAAAACTATTTCTACAATTAGTAGCTCTAATATCAGTACGAATATAAGTAAGAGGTAGAACAACAAATCTATTTGTATTATTTAGATGTTCATCTTTATTCTTAAAGTCAATAACGTGAGAATTAAAATTACTTTGTAGAAATTCAAGACGATTACCTTGAATCTCATCCTCCATAGCAACATCATAACACCAATACTGAAGAAGATTATGCTCTTTACAAGTAGGGTCTTTAACAAAATGATTAATCTCATTTACAGTATGATTAGGAAGATAAATCTCACCATCAAGAATATAATGTTCTTCAAGCATAACTTCTAGAACATTCTTAGGAATAATTCTAAGAAGATATTCTTCTAGACTAACAAGACCTTTCCAAATAGCACCTTCTCTACTTTGAAATATAAGATGTACAGGATTAAACAAATCTCCATCATTACGTTCAGCACTAATAAAACAACGAAGACCGTTAATTTTCCATTGACCATAATACTCAGCACCATTCCTAAATACAGCATTATTTGTATTATCATAAGATTTAGCAAGCATAGGCAATAATCTACCATCAACACCAGTACGATGTTCAGGTAAATAAGTAGCAACGAATGAGTATATCTCTCCCTCTACGGGCAAGTTACAGTCATCTTTCAGCTCGTGTATATATTTATACCCAGCTTTACGTTTAGATTCAAACTTACTTTTAACCTCAGCTTTAGCACCTCTACTATGACTAGGTTTATATTGCTCTATTCTTATAGTTTTACCTATAATTCCGTGCATAACAACATAATTGTCTCCATCAGCATAAGCATACCATATACAAGGTTGCCCAAAATTATTACGTCTATACAGAGCGGCTTTCTTATCTAACATACTATTTTATTTGTTAAATTTGAAACTTATATTACTAATAAAAGGCATAGCTTTACTCTTTTTCTTTTTAGCAACTTTACTATTAAGACTATCTAGAAGAGAACCATCTTTAGAAGTTATTTGTTCTCCAGTAGTTGTATTCTCATAAACATAAATAGTCTCACCAGTAAATATATCAGTAGTTGTTTCTCTAATATACTTATCTTTTTTCTTTCTAGTAGTAGTCTTCTTTTTCTTAGTTTTAGGAGTATAATCTTCTTTAGTATTCAAATACATCTCAATATTGATATTATGATTATCAATAAGTTTATCAACATATTTGTTATAAAGAAGCTGATTTCTAAGACTAAGTAGAAGCCTATAATAAATATAGCAATAATACTTATAGTTATAACTATGAATTGTTCTAAAGATAACACCATTATAAACTCTAGTACAATTAAGTTCACTATTAAGCATTCTTTCTAATTCACAGCAAGTATCAAAATCATTATCATAACTAGGAAAAGTTCTCCAATTAACAAGACCTACTTCTATATCTTCAATATCAATAAATCCGTATATATCGTCATAACGATGGGTCGTGAGTGTATACTTCATATACTAATTTATTCTCATTTGTATAAAGACTTATAGTAGCAACTTGACCTTCTTTATCTTTAATATGATTATGAACAATAAATTTAACCTTATCGACAAAATGTTTAGCAGCATCTAAAGTATGTTCCATAAGTCTTAGTTCTTCAACACTAAGTTTTTCTTCTTCTTGATTAGTAATAGCAACTATAACAGTATAGTAATTTTCTACATTAACTTCATTCATTAGATTCTCTTTTTATATATGATTATTCGTTTAGGCTTTCCGATACAGCCGTGCTTATACTTAAACCATTCGAGAGGGTCACCAACAAGTTTATTCTTATAATGTTTCCCTTCTTTAGTATCATAAATGATTTCATTAGTATCGTAATTATAACCCAAAGGAATATAAACATCTTTAATGCTATCCATAAGATGTTTATCTCTAATAAAATCAATATCTTCTTTACTTTTTATGTTTATCTCGCCATAAGAAAGAATATTCTTATCTTTGGCTACAAATTTACCATTCTTTGTATATAAATAAATACCGTGAATTTTATGGTAATTATCTATTTCATCTTCTTCTGCCTTAGTAAGTTTAGCAAGAACTATCTTATATTTACCAGATATATCATCAGAACGGTAAAGAGTCGTTTCCTCCCCAACTAACGGGAGTGGTAATGTTCTTATCATTATAATTATCTATATATGTTTTACATTCTTCTATTGCTGTAAAAACTATTTCTTTACTATTCCTAGCAACTAGTTCAGCAAAATCCTTAGCATTATATTTTTTATCTATGAGAACAGGTATAATATCACATTCATCTCTTAACCATATAGCTTGTTTAATACCTACTTTATCATTATCCATAAGAGATAACAATTTACCATTAGGTTTTAGCTTATCATTAAGCCAACTTAATTCATTAGGTCTAAGTCTATAAGTTTCGTGAGGAATAGCAATTACACCAACTTTTATATCATCTTTGCCGTGAGCTTGCCCGTAGAGGGAGAACTCACTCATACATACTGCGATAGTAACTCTATCTTTAGTAGATTTAGTAACTACAATAAAATCATAATCACTTCTATCTAGATTATAAATACCTTCAAGATGATTACAATTAGTAATAAATCTAGTATTACCGTGTTTCCTTTTAGGAAAGTACAACTTAAAATTATTAGTACCTCTTTTATCTTTACCAAGAAAATATCCATAACAAGGGTCTTTAATATCATAGAAATACTTAGGTTGAGGATTCACATTTCTATTAATATAATATTGTTCAACAGGATATATAAAATTGATATTAAGGTCTTCAATTTTAATACCAAACTGACCCCAGTATTTAACATCTTCCGTATTCCAATTACGAACAACTAATTCTATAATAGGTTTAGTTCTTCTTATTTCTTCAATAGCGGTATTTATACCATTTATAAGATTAATATCTTTTTCTTTACCATAGAATATATCCCTAAAAGTAATAGTAATATGCTTAAGTATCTTGATAAAATCGTGCTTATTAGAAACATTATAAGATTGCTTATACATAGCACTCATTATCGTAGCAACAACATCAAAACAATCTCCCCAAAAACTACCATTAAAATCCTTAAATTTGAGTTTACCTTTAGCATCATATCTAAATCCAGCTGTGGGATTTTCATCATCTCTAAGAGGAGAACATATTAGCACGTTATTATCAATACAATCTTGAATAACTTTTTCGTCAATACCAAGATAATAGCTAAATATGGTAATTTGACTAACTTTTGAAAGTACTACTTTTTTATTAAGAGTACTACTAGAAATTCTTACACCCACACTATTAACAAAAAAAATCCTCTAACGATGAACTTAATCATCATTAGAGGACAACCTTATACAATATACAAGCTGTAAAATATCTTTACTTTAGAAAGGCATATCTTCACCTGCCTCGGCAGATACGCTATTTCCAAATGCAGAAGGCATATTACCTGCCATAGGGTCAGCAATAGGAACACCTCCCGCAGCACTCATACCACCAGGAGCACCAGCAAAGTTAGGTTGCTTAGGTGTTTCTAGTTTCATAGGAGTAATACTTTCCTTCAAAACATTAAGACGAATCTTAGGAAGAGTATTAGGTTTATATTCTTCAATACAACCTTCACCAATGAATGCAGGGAAAGCAAGTTCTTCTCGTGCAACAGCCTTCCACTGTTTATTACTCTTTTGATAACGAATAAGTTTCATCCAAATACGAATAAACTTACCATCCTTAGTCTTATATGCAGGAGTACCATTCTCTACATTTTCACGATTAAGAAGAGTAACAACATTATTAAACAGTTTACGCCATTCAGCAATAACTAATTCTGGGTCTACTGGAGCATACTCGCCTTGTTCATCAAAATCTTCATAACCAAGACTAAGCATTTCTTCTTCCTCTTCAGTAAACTCACGACCTTTGAGAACAAACACATTAAAGATATGTTTAAGCCAATCAAAAACTTGATTAACTTTCCACTCTTGAGCTTTACCAGGAATAGTTTCAGCATTACTTTCAACAGCAGTAAAAGATAGAGTAACATAACGACGGTCAGTAGGCTTATCTTCATTACTGGCAAAAGTAAATACAAGACGAGGTACTTCTAGACCATTGAAAGAAGGCATATTTGTGTTGTTATCATCAACACTCATGTTACGAACTTCAACACTATCTAAATGACCTGTAAACAAACCATTGTTATGAGCTTGCTCGTGGCTAAACTTAAGACGAGTGGTTCCACGAGCTGAACTAACACCACGACGACTAGCTTTTTTAGTAGTAGCTTGCGCAACGCCACTACCTTGGTTAGCTTGACCAGTTGTAGCTGTATCAGCAGCTACATTTTCATTTGCAAATGCCATAATAGAAATAATTAAAAATTAAACAATAGCGTTCATAAAATAAGGGGAGATAGTTTCACAACCATCTCCCCTATTACGAAATATAGAAAAACTATATACAATTAAACTATATCTTCTTCTTATTCTTCTACTTCTTCATCATCAAGTTCTTGGGGTTCTTTAGAATCAGAAGAGAACACCTTATCAGTATAAGCACCGAGAGGGAACATATCTACTTCTACTTCTTCATAGCCATTGTGAATAGCTACCTTCTGAACCTTATCAATTTCAACACGGAAAGCACGACTAGTAGTGGTCATTTCTTCATCAGAAAGGTCAGCTTTAAGTTGAACCCAGCTATTAGAATCAGAAAGAGTAAGAGTAAGACCAGTACCATTCATACCAGAAGGAGAAGCTACACGAGCACCAGAGAACTTCTCAGTTTCAGGAGCAACCATAAAACGAGCAATAAGTTCAATCTTAGCATCCTTAGTAGCATCGGGGTCATTAAGAGCAACTTTAAGCTCTTCATTATCAGAAGCAAGTGCATTTTCAAGAGCTTTTTCATAATTAGCAGCTACAAGTTGTTCCTTAGCAGACTTAGAAAGACGAGAAACAGTTGTTTTAACTGTGCCATTAGGCTTATATTCCATAATACCTTTAGCAACAGCCCAAGCATCAAATTCATTATGAATAGCGATATTAGCTTGAACAGAGCCAAATTCAAGTCCTTGTTCTTCACAGAACTTTACGAGTTCTTCTGTCTTAGAAGCAATAGCAGCATCAATTTGAGCTACATTGTTAAGGAACATAACATACTCACCAGGCTTAACATCCATTACTCGGCTAAGAGCAGAGGTAATACGGAAAGAACCACGAGTAGTAGTAGCAATAACTTGTGGAACAGCACCGGTTGCACGAGTTGCACGAACAGCAGAAAAACCGAAATTGAGGGCAGAACTAGTAGTCTTCATAATTTGATAATTATTAAAGTGATTAAATATAAAAGGGGATTAATTAGGATTTTCGGAAGCAGTTTTATTTACTCTACGATTACGTCTACTTCCTCATAGGTTTCGTAATCATCAGAGGTTAGAGGAACATTAGTGGTAACTTTAAGTTCGGTAGTTTCCATAACACCGAAAAGAATATCAGAAGCAATTTCTCTAGCACCATAAGTAAAAGCTCTATGACCAATAAGGATTCGAGGATACTTTTTATAAGTATCTTTATCGAACATACCAGCCTTAACAGCATCACTATAAGTAAACCAGCCGAAAGCCTCAATTTCTTTACCATTAACATTACGGGTAAATCTATACTTAGTGATATAATCAACTGGCATAGAAGCTACTCTGTAAACAGCAACTTTACCACTTTTGGTAATTTCAGCACCATGTGAAGTATTGATAGCAATACCAAATTTAGTACTATTAAGCTGATAATCTTTGTACATATTACCATTGAAATCTTTATACCATTTAACTGGATAAACATATACGTGGTCATCTATACCTTTTTCAATATCAGCTTTAGCTTTACTATCAGCATCTTTTTTACTAAGACATCTAATAGTATAATCAGGTAAAGCATTATCAACATAAACATTGTAGCCATCTGTATATTCATACAGAGGTTGATAATCTTGTTCACACGTCCAAGTACAACCTGCCCTTAGCAACAATGCTTTGATAATATGAACATCGACACCTGTTTTTCCGTTAATAACGTGAATATGTTCAAGACAAGTACTAAAAGGTAAATTTAAGTCTTGCGCTCGCATAAGAACAGCAAGACCTTCATTAACAGTTTTAATACCTCCCTTATCACTCTTCATAATCTTCATAAGGAAATTCTCCGCAGCAACTAAATCAGTACTATTAAATAGATTCAGTCGATTAAGCGTTGGAACACCTTGATTACTCAGAGCAACATCTTTAGAACGAGCAGGACGAGTATCCATATCATTGTTAGTGTCATTAGTCTTACTAACATCACTAACTTGATTTTCTGTTTCTGTCATTATTTCATAGAACACTTTGTAATTGAACACTGCAAATATAGTATATATTTATATACCTACAAAATAACATCGCCATTTTCTTCATTATACATTACTTCTTTTTCTTCTTCTATTATTGTTACAGAAGGATGAACTTTCATTTTCCGAATAGCATTTTCTTCAATAGTATTTTCTACATACACGCGATAACTTTTAGGATTCTTATTATTAGCTAGTATGTTTCGATAATTTGAGAACCAAGTGTAATAATCATCGCAGAAGGCAGAGGTGAAAATAACCACGTCAAAGCGCAAATTAAGCTCTCTGTTGCACTTATTTTTCACTGATATACAAGAGATAAGCTCGAGGTTAAATCGTTCCTTGTAGAGGCTCGATTGAGCTTGTGCGCCTAGCACTTTTGTTTCTCCCTTGCGTTTACCAGACTTATACGTAAGTATTTTACCATTCACATCAACAGCACTAGTGGCAGGAATATCTCCATGATATTCTCCACAATCAATACCTTTGTTTCTTAAATAATCAGCAACTTTATTAGCAAACTCTCCTCTACTACTTACAATAATAATCTTTTTACCACTATGCTTGATACAAATATCATAAATAATAGGGAGCTTAGCATCACAATCACTAACAATTTGTTTCCTAAGAGGAACAACATTAAAGAAAGCACGAGCCTTTTCATAAAGCACATTTGGATTAAATTCTTCATCAATTTGTTTCTGATAATCTATACTTGTATCTAGATTTTCATTCCATCCATTATTAATAGCAATATCATAACAATAACGTTTAGCACTTATATTTCTACTAGCATCACCATGTAAACCAAATTTTATATTATCAATATTTCCAAAAGCCTTACTTATATTAGTAATAATAGAACAACATTTATCATATTGTTCTTTATCTTCATTATCAAGAGTGACACTTATGTGTCGTCCCTCTACGGGCAAGCTCCCGAGCAAATAACCATTAATACTTCTACTTAAAACATTATTATTTATTTTAGAATTAAATTCAACATTATGTAGATTAGTACCAAAAAACTCATTTACATTAGTACTAAATCTAATAGAGAATATATGTAGAACAAAAGTACAATCTTTATTGATTTTATCAATAGCGAACTTATTAGCATTAACACCAATACTAATACCTATTGTATTCTTATAAGTATATCTATTACTCATATATTGATAACCAATAAAAGATATATTACCCTTATTTACAACATCCTCACCTAAATCTATTTTTAATTGAAGAGTAATTTTAGTTAGTAACTCCTCACTACCTAGTACAATTAAGATACTAGCATCTTTATTTTTGCTTATAGCACTTACAATTAGTTCTTTAGCTATTACATACGCGTAATTTTCTATAAATATATGAGTATAACACCTACCTCTATGTTTACGGAAATCCTCCATAAAACTATTAACACTCTGACCAAGTGTAACATTATTCATATTATAACTGGTTTTATCAAATTAAGCATCTTCAAATAAATCACCATAGAAACCACTATTTTTCTTAATGATAGCTTTACCTGAAAGTTGCATTTTATCTCTATTACCTTTAAGATTAGGAGATACTCTAAGTTTAATCGGGTCAATAATCTTCATACACTCATTCAAATAATATGAATAGTTTATATTACGATTATTAATAGACTCATCATCTAGAGTATTAAGAACAGTTACTTGTTGTCTAGCACATAAACCACTTCTAAACTCGCCAGAAACTTTTTCAACATAACCACCTTTAGTAGAAACATAGAATCGCATATTACGTTGCAATTTAATAGTACCTTTAGCATCTGTAAATTCAATATGATATTGTCTACCAACATTTTGAGTTTTACAAAAGTCTAAGATATTATTACATTCATACAATGTTTTTAATATAGGTTTATTTTCAAGAAAATAATTAGATACAGCTTTAGCTACAATAGGCATATCATAACCTTTACTAAGGTCAGCCATAAACATATATGGATTCATAACACCTTTATAGGTAACTTTATCATTAAGTTCTTGAACTACATAGTTATTAATATCTCTATTTATATAGCACTTATATTCTTCACTATCTAATCCTAATCGAGTATATTCTTGCCACTTCTTTACTATTTCATCATAAATACCTTTTTTATTCTTTTTTACTTTAACAACAATACCGTCTGTATTAGCACTAACAACTTCTAGACCATTCATCTCTAACTCTTCACATAACATAAGTAGAAACAACTGTCCATTTATTGTTACTTTTAATACAGCCATTTTATCACAAATATCCCCATATTCATAACCAAGTTTACCATAGATTGAATTAATAACAATCTTAAGAACTTGGGCTAATAAATCTTTAGGAATACCATCTATATAATCTTCTTCACTATGCTTAGCTGCAACACGCGTATCTCTTAACCATTTTACTAATCGTACAAATACACTTCTATCTATGTGTGCAGGAGCTATTCCATATTCAACAATAAGACTAGGATAAAATGAAGCTACATCCGCGTGAACATATATGTAACTATCATCTGTAATACTGTCCCATATACTATGGGACGCTGTTAGCTTGCCCGTAGAGGGAGGAGCATCCTTAATCTTACTTTTTAGCTCTCTAGGAATATCTTGACTATGAATACCACCAGTAGCCATTGTATAAACAAGTTTGTTAATAGTAATTTCTTTAAGAAAAGCACTCTTACCAATACCTGTAACAACAACTTTTTTAATCTCCTCTAAGAACTCTTGCATTTGCTGTGTCTTAAACTTGATTTCGGGAAAGATTATCTTTCGGAATGCCATTTGTGTTCTTTCTGTTTTACGACCTCTCCACGCTTCTGGTGGTAGATTACTAAATTCAGAGTAGAATTTCTCAAATAGTTTATCAGCAATTTTACTACGGCTACTACTTAGAACATCTACACCATAAGATTTAGTAATATTATATCTAAGACGTATTTCATCTAAATATAGACGAACCATTTCACAAACAATATATACGTCATTAGTATTATATTTCATAACATCATCAATCCATTTAGGAAGCATATACCTATCCCACTTATCAATAAGTTTATTAAGTCCATCAGCATTAATACCTCTATATCTATCTATTTTATGATAATAATGAATATCATCTTCTCCAATATCAGGAAGTTCGTGTTCTAGAAGTTCATACCATTGTAAATTAATAGATGTCTGTTTAAGACTTTTAGGAAAATAAATAGTTTCACCAGTCTTTTTATCTACACCTTTACCCACTTTATTAAGAGCAAATATAGACATAACATCAATATCAATATATGGCATATTGAACTTATTTAGAAGACTTATAAGATAATCTTTTCTATAATTCTCTTTATCATCTTGAAGACTAATTATCTTCTTACTAAGCTCATATAATTTAGTAATAAGTTCTTTAGTAGTATCAGACTGACCAGCAAACATCAAAAGACCAGCAACCATAAGTCTATCATACTTATTACTATTATATCCAAACATATCAGTTCTAACAGCAATACCTTTATCATTTTTATAAGGTCGCATATCACTAATATATCCTAGCATAGGTAAAAGTTGAGAATCATCAGTATCACTAATCCAAAATTTCTTCTTCTCTACTTTATCTAGTTTACGCTTAATTTCTTCAACAGTATATTTAGCAGTTAGAGGTATAGGTCTTTGTTTACTACTTCCATCGTGACAATCAGCAAACACCTTAAGATAGTCATTCAAATCTACAATAACAATAGAAAAGAAATTAGGAAGTATTTCAACGTCGTATGCTTTAGTCAGTATCATATTTATAAAATTACTAGTACTCTTTTTATTTTACTATTATATAAAGTATTATCAACAAAATACTTATCAATAACACCTATAATATGCAAGTTTATTTCTTCATTTTTAGAATCAACAACATAAAGTTCATAATCTTTGTAATTAACTTCATCACAAGCAAGTATAATATCATCAACTATTTCTTTACCATCATATTTATCAATACTCTTAAATTCCTGAGTAAACGTAGCTAGTACTTCCGTAGTATTTTTATCAAAAGTATCTCTAATTACTTTATTTATTTTTACTTTAGATAATAGACTTTTATGTGTAACAATAATAATACTATTATTTTTATTACGTAATCTATTTACCACCAATTCTACTTCTGGATATATACTTTTACTCATAATTAAAATAGTAACAAAACGTGTTTTACTTCTCTATTAGTTAAATGCTTTTCAACCATAAAAGAATCTATGAGATTTTCAATCTTTTGATAAAGAAATAGTTTACCGTAAGTATATGAAACTTTATATCTAATTTCCTGAGTAATATCTTTAATAGAATTACTCAGTCTATTAAATATAAAATCTACATTATTCTTTTCTGTATTGTTATAAGGAATAATTCTAATATCAGCTATTGTTTCGATATTATCGGTAGCTATACAATACTTACGGACATAATTCTCAATAATACCTTTTACATATTTACCAAGTGCACAAACAATAATAAGATTGTGATTGCTACTTTTAATAGCATTTATAATAGGATTCAGTTTATTTGGAAATTTAGCCATAACAAATTACTAAGTTTTTCCTAGCTCTACTACAAGCTACATAAATTCTACGAAGCATATCATCAATATCTCCATAAAGATTACCATTTTTATCATAAACAATATCAGTTAAATCAACAAACACATTATCATAAGTACTACCTTGACTTCTATGAGAAGTAATAGCAAAACCATAATCTAAATCTCTAGAATAAATAATAGTGTTTGCTCTACTAACTACATTAGTAGCAAGAAGGTATTTTCTTTTGAATTTATAATACGCAGACCATTTAGCACTACGAGTACCACCAGTAGCTTTTTTAGCGGAATCAATAAGACCACTAATAACTTTATGATACATTTGAATAGTGTAAGGGTCGCGATGGTCAATAATAAATACAGGACTAGTAATTTGACCACCGTGTACTTTTTGAAACTTAACAAGAAAACCCTTAAAGTTATAATTAGTATCTACATAGTTTACAATATCGTGAATAATATATTCTTCACTATTGTTCATAACAACATCAGTAAAATCATCAACGATTGTTTCATAACACATAAACAAATCATTCTTAGTGATAATGTTTTTATCAGCATTAAGAACTATGTTATTACGAACAAAAGTATTCCAAGCAGACACTTTAGCATTAGTATAAGCAATAATACGGTACATATCAATATTCTTCGTATACTCAACATCATTGAACTTTTCTTTAATAGTATCTATAAATCTATCTTTTCTATATATGGCAAAACCATTACCATCTTCATTATACTTCTCAATATCAATGTTTTTAGCAACATGTTCAAGAAACTTAAATGTTCTATTAGCAATATCTTGCCTAATAACATCTAGGATTTCTCTTATAGGATTATTACCATCTTGTCTTACAATAGTAGTAAGAATAAAACATTGAAAACACCTACTAAAAGCAATAGATTTCTTTTCATTAACGGGAGATAATTGTTTATCATCTCCAATCATAATTACTTTAATGTTCTTATTTTTAGTCGTATTATAGATATAAGTAACAAGTGCAGCATTAAGCATACTTGCTTCATCTATAATAAGTACAGCTACATTATCTAACTTAGGTGTAGCCATAGGGTCAAATTGAGGGTCTTTAGGATTAAAATCTGCAAGATTGAGATTAAGTCTTAACCCAAAAGTACTCTGAATAGTAAATACTTGTCTATTATGAATAGCTTCACTAAATACTCTACACGCTTTATGTGTTGTACTAGTACAGCAAATCATACTAGGACTATATTTAGAATGAGTGATGATATAGTTAGTAACAAAAGTCTTACCAACACCACCAGCTCCAATAAGTCCAATCATATGCTTATTAGGGTCAAAATCACTATCAATAAAACTAATAATACCTCTAATAGCTGCACTTTGGTCTTCAGTGAAATTAAATCTATCCTTATTTTCTAATTTAACAGGTACTTTATTGTTATTAAAATCATACATCGTATAATCTCATTTTGTAGTTATTTATTATTGTATTATAGAACTGTCGAAAGAATTCTAATTGCTTAGTAGCTTCCTTATTATCCCAATCGACATCAACCTTTTTAATACGAAATACTAATTTATTGAGAAGATTATCTATAACTAAATTACCCTTAACTATTACACCAGGAGCAAAAGGAAGATAATGAATTATATTATCAAACCTTCTATCTAATTCCCTAATGTATTTAATACGCTTCTTGTTATCATCTAGAAACCTAGAATAAACAGTTTTACGCTTACCGCACTTATAACTAATTCTAGCAATAGGATATTTAGTATCTTCATATATAACAAAGAAAGACGAATCATGTGTAATTCCCACTACACCTAATACGTCTTTCTTTACTATTTTATAAGTATTTCGATTATCAGTAGAGCCATGTAGCTTGCCCGTAGAGGGACGAGATACAGCTTTCTTACTAAAATCGAATGTTGGCATTTGTCTTAATCTTTATGTTTTAACTTACCTAACTTCTTATCAGTTTTAGCATCTCTATAAGCATTAGCATAAGTAACAGCAGCATTAGTAATCTTAGGCTTATTAGAAGATGAACCTGTATTAACACGAACATATCCACAATAATGAATAAGATAATCTAATTTGCCTAATGAACGAATACCGAGTTCAGCATTAGCTCCAACAGCTACTACTTTATTAACTGGGTCAATGCTAACTCCAGTTTTAGCAAGAAGGGAACGAGTAGCATAAACTTCATCGTAATTACGTTTCTTTCTAGCCATAATACTTTACATTTAATTTGTTTGGGTTAATGAATAAATTGATTAAGATTGTTATATATCATAACTATACTATATAGTATAGATTGTCGATATTCGATTTGCAGAGCGCATAATAGATTCGATACTTGCTCGCTATGCCATCAAATTTGCGCTGTGCTGCACGTTTTTCCCATAGGTGGGGGATTGTTCCAGCAGGTTATTTGCAGGGCAACAGAGGGTCAAAATAGGGTCTAAAGTGGATAACAGCTGTTATTGATGAAATAAAAAGTAGCAACAATTCAAGTACTATTTCTAGCACCAGAATCATTGCTACGACTATCAACCATAAAACAACTAATTACCATTAGATGTGTAGGAGCGTGAGAATCGAACTCACATAGATTAAATCTACAACCATTACTCCTTAAAGTATTACTACTTTATTTATTTACGAAAAAGTTAAAAATAGCTTTATACACTTTATCGAAAGAACTATCATCTAAATCTTCTAAAGCGTCATTGTCATTTTCATCTTTATTGTTACTTTCATTATTCATTTTATGCTTAACATCTTTGATATTTTCTACCAAAGCATTAATTTCTTCAGCAGAAAGATTAAGCATATTATCTGCGGCATTACTAATATGACCACCAAGACTTTTAATAGATGTAAGAATTTTGTTAGTAAGAATACCATATAGTTCAGCTCCAGATTCTACATCCTTCATATCTTTAGCAACAATTTCAGCAAGTTGCATAAAGAAGAACATATAGCTAATCTTAAAGCGTTCAGTAATATCTTTATCATCGTTATTAACAATGATAACTATTCTATTACTAACCATATTAGTAATAATAGCGCCAACTGTATCTCCTACAAGACTGTTAATCATATTAAGTCCTTTTTCGTACATTTCTTTATCCATAATAATAATTGTTTTATTGGTTAATTTATTCCGAATTTGTTTTCCATCTCTTCATCCCTATCGGAAAGGGACGAAATACGCTTAGCAACTTCATCACAATAATCATCATAATCAGTGTGAAAAAGTTTACTATTAAATTCCATAATAGGAACATCTTCTTGTTTCATTCTGTAAGGGATAAAAAGAAACAAATAAGTAGCAAGCTCGTAAAGAGTATAACATCTATCACATCCCTCTACGGGCAAGCTACTTATTTATTTATAAATTTACTATTTATTCTTCACGATAAGTAATACCTTCTTCAGCTTCACGCTTACGACATTCTTCAGAATGTTCTTTAAGATAATTGTAAGCATTAGCATAATTATCAGCGTCGCATACATCTTTAGCTGCCTTACTAAACAACTTACGAGTAAGATTGTTAATAGTATGTTCAGCATTTTCTTTGAACACTTCAAGAGTTGCTAGAAGAGATGTAATAATAAACTCTTCAGAATAACTATATTCACGAATAAGACTGTCATAACGAACAGTAATCTTATCGTACTTAAAGTGAACAAAGCAACTATCTCCAGCAATATCTCCACGTTCTTTAAGAATTTTGATAATAGCAAGAGATGCAAGACGAGTAAGCTCACGATTATGATGCAGAAGAAGACCTACTTTAACATAATGTTCAGGAAAACGCTTAGCAAAGGGGTCTACACCTTTATTAAACTTTTTGCCACCTTTAGTAGGTTTAGATTCACGAGGTGTATAATTCTTCATACGAACAACACCTTGTTCATCAACAGTAACTCGACCTTCGTTAATAAATTCTTGTAGTTGGTCTGCAAGTTCTTTAGCCATAACTTTTTGAATTAAATGGTTAGGATTAAAATTAGAATTATTATCATCAGTAGCATTATCGTGAGTATGCTTAAAATATCAAGTATTTGTATCAATATCTAGATATACGGCTTACATCATTACTTACTACCATCAAAAACAAAGATACTAACTATCCACAACAAGACCGAAGAATTATAGAAATAATTTTATCAAGTAGTGAATAGCTAGTATCATTTGTGATAGTTTAGAGCATCAAATTACATTAAGCGATATAATAAATAATTTGAGCATTAGTAGGTTAAGCAAAAGTATCAGCAAAAGACTTAGCAAGAATAGCATCAGCCAATTTATCTGCCATACGATTACCAACAGGAGAAAGTTCAACACCTACAACATAATTAATGATTACATCATGGTCATAAATGTTAGGAATAAGGTCTTCACGAGAACTAAATGGATTAGTATAAGCATCACCAGCCTTAACACGATGTTGAACAACAGAGAGTTTAGCACCAGAAAGAATCAAAGAAAGAGCCTTTGGGTTCTTAAGGATAGGATTAGCAAGCCAAGCCAAATCAGGATTCTCCTTAAGAGTACCAACAATAGCATAGAGAGAACTGTAGATAACACTAGTCATACCTTCTACATATTCACCCTCACCATTATTAATAAAACCAGGGATTTTGCTATTAATAGTAAATGATACCATAGTGTAGGTAGCATTATCTGTGATATTTACATTTTTAACCACAAGATTGTTGATACGCTTAGCATCGCCTTCAATAAGTTTAGCGATTACATCCTTAGTAGTCTTACCACTGAAATTAGTAGTTTCCACTTCGTGAATTTGAGTTTGTTCTTGAACGTTCATTGTTTCGTTAAGATTTTGAGAGTTGTTAGTAGCCATAATACTTAGCATTAAATGATTAATTAAAAGATTGATTTAGTTGAGATGATGAGCATACTAGTCAGTACACTCATCATCTAATGTGAATTGATTACCTAAAATAGGTGGATTTGTTTGTGTATTTGTTTGTTGATTATTTACTTCTCTTGGAGAGAGAATATCATAAACAGAAGATTGTATAATACTAATATCTTCTTTAAGTTCATCGTGCTGAGCACTTAAACTATTAACTTGATAGCTAACAGTATCTACATCTCTAATGATAGTAGAATTATCAATAGAATTAGCTGTTACAAATACAGCAATATAGCCAAGAAGAATAGTATTTTTATTATTCTTACAAAACAATATTACTTTCTTCAGCATTCGTGTAATTACTTTTTTCATTAGTATTTCCTTTAGTAGCAGAAATATGAACCTTAGTTTGAATGAAAGGATACATAACACCTATATCCTTTTTAACTGCAATAGTGTTATGTTCTACTGGTACATCAACATTAACATTATATTTTTCAGTCTTAGTATCAGTAAGAACAGCCTTAGCCTTAAGATTATCAAGTAGACGATTATTATCATCTTTTAGTTTGTTAATAAGGCTTATAACACTAGTATCAGTTAGATATTCAACAAGATAAACATTATAGTTTGTAATGTTAAACTCTATAGCATTATTAAAACTCATACGAGAATTTATTTCTAAATACTCCATAAGTTCATGATAAAACTCTATAGAATTAACCTCTACATAATATGTATTATAAGGCATATCTTTAAGATACTTACCAGTTATATCTTGTTTGGCAGATTCAGTTGCAATTCGGTATTCGTGTATTGCTAATAACATAGTTATTTATTTTATTAAGTTGGTTAGCACCAACTCTCTTCTATTCAGTAATAGAAAGAAAGTTAGTGCTAGTAAACAAACCATTTGATTGAAGAAGAACATTTAGCTTTACAGCAAAGGTTCTAAGATTGTAAATCTTACCTTTATTCAAATCTTCTACACCTTGTTCAATGAAACACTTAACGTATTCATTAGCACAAACACAATGAAGAAGAATTTCAATAACAGGAATGTTATCAGGAGTAAGAAGAACAATAAATTCGTTCTTGTGTACATTACCAGTAATCTTACTAGTAATGTACATTGTAACAGTGTAATACAGTTGCATAGTGATGAGTATTTAGTTGTTATATATTTTTAGCCACAAGAGTAGTAGGAACATCTTCAAAAAGCATCTTTTTAGATTCTCTATTAAGATATTCCAATTTATCTATCATACTTTTTGGTGTACAAAGCTCAGGAAAAACTTCAGTTAGTTCTCCACTAGTCCATTTATCTGTAACATCATTTACGATGCAGAAAGGATACATTATAGCTAAGCTATAAAGAGTATGATAGAAATTATTATAAAAATGAGGAACATTACCCTTAACGATACACGTATCAAAGATACATTTATCAGTAATAGATTTATATCTATTACGAATAACATTTTCATCTTTATTAGTATGATTACGAACAATCTTAATTATAGTATTAAGAAGTTCTTTACCGTAGACCTTATTAGGTCTAGCATTACGCTTATAACCGTCATCTTCTCTAACATACTTTGCAGTCTTATTGTCAAAATCAATAAGATTAACAAAAGCACTAGGAAAATCATCAATAGCTTCATTCATAGGAACGAATTTAGCTATCAAAAGAGCAATGTTAGCATAGACGATAAAGTTGAAATGGTTAAAAGACTTATCAGTGGTATTAACCATTACATAGTTGCTAGAGAAAGGAGAAACTATGTGAAACACACGAATAGAAATGTTGAATGTAGTATCCATAATAGTAGTTGTTGAATGGTGATGATATATGAGAATGAAGATTAGAACTATGCTAATAATAATGTAGATAATGGCTACAATACTAGCATAGAAGAGAGGAGTAATAGCGATAGGCTTAGAGATTAAGAGGTGAAAGATGAAAGAGATGAGCTAATGGTAAAGAGAAGATGATTGTAAAGGTGATGAGAGAGGTGAAGGTAATGGTGCTAATAGAAGAAATAGTACTAATCAAAAGAGAGGAAATGATTAAATACAAATAGAAGATGTTGTTACTAGTAAGAATGAAAATGATTGTAAAGGTAATGCTAGTAGAGATGATAAAGATTAAAATTGAGGAAATGAAAAAGATAAAGATATTTCATTGGAGCAGTGAGAGGAGGATTAGGAGGAGAAGTAGAATAAAGAGTAACAGTTTGGGGTACTCTAGCAGTACTAAAACCTCTAACAGCACCTCTAAATTCACTTCATCCTTCCTCATCCTTCCTCATCACACTTCATATAAAACCTCTATCAGCTCTTCATCCTCCTTCCACAACACCATTGTAGACATCCCTACAGTCACCTACTCAATTTCCTCCACCTTTAGTAGCCTTTTCAATTACTTTCTCAGCAACATCTTTATCAAAGACAATATCTTTAATAGTAACCACATCAGTAGCATAGCTGAAATTACCAGTAGACTTAATTGTAGTCACAGCAATGTCAATAACAGCATTCTTAATAACCATAATGACAAATTCATTAAGAACACTATAATCAAACTTACCAACAGCTTGCATAAAACCAATGAAAAGTTTATCATCATCAGTTAAATCATCAAGTTTATCATAAACAAGATGATTAGCTTTATTCTCGATAAAAGCGAGAATATCTTCAACACTAAGCGTTAGGTTATCCATATTAGCAGGATTACCACAACTATCGCTTAATTTCACACAAAAATCAAAGATTATATGTGCGTGAGTGTTATTTGCTCCAACAGCATAAACTTTTTCAATAATTCTCTTATAAGAGTAACTACGAAGAACGCTGAATGGAAGATTGTTTTCTTTCATAACAGTAAATGTTTTATGATTGATAAAATGGTTAATGGCTTCAGCTGCAATACTATTACGCTTAATAGTATTGCGAATGAACGCTTAATGATAGACATAAGCAGCTTGACCGGAATTCTATAAGTATGTGTATGAGGAACGATACGCAGGATTCTGTGAGTATGTGTATGAGGAAACCCAAGAGGATTTGGATGTCCAACCACACGTCCAACCACACGTCCAACAACAGCGGTGCTGCCAGCGAGATTGCCAGCAGCACAATTGTTAGATTATCCGAAGATGTTCACCGCAGAAGCGTCGAGCGCAGCCATCAGTGTACGACAGTATCGAGCACCGATTGCACCTAGCTTTACGCTAATGATTCTAGTGATATACATATCACGAGAAGCGGTACTACGATTCTCATCGTAGATTTCGCCCTGAGCGACAAAAATACGAACTACTGCAAGTTCTGCATCAATGAGCAGACGACAAACAGCCTCGTCACGTTTCTCACGAGCAAGCGTGAGAACGATTCCGATTACGTACTTAGTGTCTTCATCAGCGTTGGCATTACGAAGGACGTTGTAGACCTCAGCGGGATACACCCAGAGGTCATTACGTTGAACCTTGTTACCGTCTGCATCAAAAGCATCGAAATGCTCTTTGGTATTGAGCACGAAGTTGCTCATACCTTGATACAAACTGGAAGCCCTGACGGCGGCTCTGCTAACGTGCAGCTTCATAGCTGCATCGTCATTAGCGGATTGAGCACTAGCAGCTGCTTCAGCTGCGTTACCTGTGTGAAGGAGTTCTTCATTCATAATGGTGGTTGTTTAATGATTTATGGTGGCACTATTGCCAGGATTCTATTCGTTATATGTATGAGGAAACAGAAAGATACTCTCAGCACAGCTACATTGAGCAGCTGCACTGAGAACATCGCTAGTTCCTACTTCATCTCATCTCTGTAGATACCTGCTACCGCAAATACTACGACTGATGCTACGATAAGTAGCAAGTTGAACCAGCCATTAGCTGCATCAATAGCAGCGTGATAGGCGTTACGATAGTCAGTAGCTTCAGCTACTTTAACTATCGTATCAACCATATCAGCTTTACCGATGGTGAGACCAATAGCGAAGGCGAACACGATGGCAGCTACTGCCATCAAGTTGGTTACTTGTTTCTTTGTCATAACGATGTTGTTTAATTGTTTATAAGTCAGGATTCCTTTAGTATATGTATGAGGAACATTTCGATTTGCATGACGGGGGATATCAAAACGTAAATCAACACCTAGGGGTCTTCACTACAAAGATTCCCCATTACACTCTTACATCTAATTTACTAAATACTCTTTTTATTACTCATATAATCATTATTACTCATATAATCATTATTATTTTTATAATCACTTTTACCACTATCATTGTTATCATTACTTAATCTTAATTCCTTTTTATTCTACTCTTACATCTAATTTTATCATTACCCCCTTCTTTATCATTATCGTTGCCTATATTACAATCCTCTCCTTTATTATTCCTCTCTTCTTTATAATTACTCTAATCACAATTTCCCTTTTTATAACATTTAATTTTCACTTCCTTATTATTACCTAAATCCTCACTTTTTCTCATTGTTTTACTTTCCTCTTTACATCTCTTTTTATTAAATCTCTTATTTCCTATATCATTTCTATTATTATCTATTTCTATTATTTCAATATCAATATCTTATCTTTACTCATTTCTATTATCACACTTCTCATATCTCTTTTATTATCTTTACTTCTATCATTTATCTTTCTTATTCATCTTTATAACTAACATCTCTACCTCTATTTCTCTCCTATTCTCATTATCTATTAGCTCACAACTAATAGCTTCATCTCTACAATAGCTACTATTTATATTAGCTCTATTATTATCTTTTCTATCTTTATCATCTCATTCATTTGCTTTATTAGCTAGGGCTCAAGGCTCGCCCTTGGCTCGCCTTTCGCATTTAGCTTCAGCATTATTATTTAGGACAACATTCTTATTAGCAGGACTACATTCTTCATTCATATTACCATTAGTCTTATAACCATAAGCACTAAGCTCCGATATGGTATAACTAAAGATAGTGTTGCTAATAGTAATAAAACTAATGATGATAGAGATACAGATAATGATGCTGGTGAAGATGGTGATTGAGCCGTTCCTCTACGGGCAAGAGCGCAGACGAAGTGCTGCGCATATTAATGGTAATAATGATAGATATAGTAATAGAATAGATGATTGTGTTAGTGGTAATAAAACAATAGATGGTAGAGATGTGTATTGTATTCACCCTCTACGGGCAAGCGTGCGAGTTCCACTCGCACATATAACGATAATAATGCGGATAAGTGAACTAAGAATGGTCGTTTTCAACGACCAGTTAGTGAGCTTGCCCGTAGAGGAAAGAGCTATGATAATCGTACTTCTAGCTGTTGAAGAATTAGAGGTTAGTAATAGAGGTTTTATTAGTAATAGTCTTATAGCTAATGATAGTGGAATAATAGCTAATGGTAATAGTAATAGAGCTAATAGAGTTGGGAGTGGTGGAAATATAGCTGTTAGTTAGTGGTCATATTAATGGTGATGATAGTGGAATAGATATTAGTGATAATAGTGCTGGTAATAGTGGTATTGATACAGATTCAAACCATATCGTACTAAGAACAAATATATATATATATATATATTATACTCTATAATTATATTAGTATTGTTGTTATTATTCTTATTATTATTTATAATAATAAGAATAATAATAATAATAATAATAATAATAATAATATATTCATCTAACGTGTGCGTGTAGCGCGTGTGTATGTGTAGCTGTGTAGCTGCGCACGCTACGCGTACGCGGCTAGCTAGAAGCGCGAGCGTGTGCGCCCGAGTGTGCGCGTATAGGAGCGCGTGTGTATGCGTGTATGTACGAGCGTACGTGTGTTGCGCATAATGCGCGTGTGTGTCGTGCAGGTAACGTCCATGTGTATTCGCGAGAGTGTATCGGGCGAGTATCAAGAAGACCATCAGAACCATCAATATCTTTACTATCATTAGCAGCATCATTATCATCAGCAACAGCATTTACCCACTTTTGTCCAATGTTGCCCTGTATTGCCCTGTACAATCCAACGTAACACCATCCCCTTTTGGATGGGCAACAAAAGCAATCATCAACACACATAAACAGCAACATATTGGTTACTATCTCCATCAATAACAATACTACCTTAAACTACACCATATAGGAGATAATTTCCTTCATATTTGCCCTCTGACGGCTTATTTTGTCCTTAGCCTTACAATTACTCTACTTGACGATTTGAATGTAACAGAGGGCTTCCTAGGTGGCAAAAATGAGGTGTTATTGTTTGGTTCGCCCTGCCGAATATCGAGTAATCGCAGTATTGTTGATTTATCGGGTAGTTATCACTAAGAGTATTGCTAATTTCACTATCTGTATTTCTAGTATCATTTCTACTAGCTTTATTCATATCTTCATCAATATGTGAAGTTTTTATTATTTTTCTTTGACTGTATGGATATTTTGCCTACATTTGTTGTGAATAAATCATACAAATATGAGAAGATATGAATGTAACGATAACTCCGAATAGTAGTAAAGTTATTAGTGTTTTGTTATATAATGATGATGATTATAAAAAGATTATTCTTGATGAGTTCAATGTTGAAGCTGATGATAAAAGATTACAATTTCTAGTTATACTTGGTCTTGTTAATCGTATTACAGATAATGCTATAAGATTATTAACTATGATTGCTTCTAGAGGTAATAGTTCTATTGGTCATCTTCTTATAGATGATTATATGAAAACATATAGTGTTAGTTCTTTTGTTTATTATATTGCTCTTAATGAACTTATAGATAAAGGTTTTGTTATAAAAGATAGTAATGATAAAAAGTGGATTCGTATAGAATCTAAATACGTAGAACTTATGGATAGACTTACTAACGATAGTATTGTTGCTATTCATTTTTAATCAATTAATCATCTAACAAATAAAATTATGATTGAACTTACTAAACAAAATGTAGACGGTCAAGAAGTTATTCTTACTATTCCTGGTTCTGTTTCAGAATATAATAAAGATGTTCTTAAACAAATTACTGATAACATCAAGATTGCTCCACATTATGCACTTGTTGGTATTGTAACTGGAATTGCTCCTATTTCAGTGGTTATGAATGCTTCGTCTGAGGATTCTATTAGCATTACTCCTATTCTTGCTAAAATTGGTGATACAGAAAATCCTTTTGTTGATAATGTAGGAGATGTGGTTATTATTGATAAGAGTTCATTAGAAAGAGGTGTTCATTGCCGTAATTCTAGTAAAACCTCATATAATCATTTTGTAAAGAGTGTTGAACGTATGATTAATGGTAAATCTGATATTCAAAAGATATTCAGTGGTGAGAATAAAGATAGATATAATAAGACTTGTTATGTTATTGAATTTAAGCTAGTGGCTATTTCAGATATTAAGGGCTGTTATACTTACAATAACGTTAATGATGTTGTATTTGATTAAACATATAATCTAAATATGGAATTTTCGTTTGGTATTGAGCGTAAGAAGGGTGTTGCTAGAAGACCTTACGTCAATAGAGAACGTAAGAAAGATAGAATCATTAATGATTTAGAAACCTTTAATAGAACTGATATTCTTAATGAAATTCACTGTAATGATAATGATGATGGTCTTGATTTATTTATAGATAATCTTATTGTTTCTGTTTGTGAGAGTAGTATTAAGAATGCTCTGAATGATGGTAAGAATGCTACTATACCTAATTTCGGTATTTTAGGTTATAATCCTTTTTCTGATGCTCTTAAGAAAGGATATACTACTATTAAGTGTCTTAAAGGTTCTAGTAATAAAGAGCTTCTTAAAGAGTATATGGCTGATGTTAAAGAAGAGGTTCATCAAAAGGTTCATAAGCGTATTTCAAAAAATAATATATTGAATAAGTGTAAGAGTAGAAATAAGAGCCTTTATGAAAGACTTTATATTACTCATGGTAGATGTTATGCTAATGCTAAACTTTTTACTCTTTCTATAATGTCTATTGTTAAATTTGATGAGGAGCTTGAAGAGCATCTTCAAAAACTATATAAAGCTGATGATTAACGTAAGTATAGAAAAGATGATAACTGTCGATGAAACTGGTATGCCTAAAGCACCTAGTCTTAGACAGATTCAAGATAAGGATGTAGCATTGCTTTATCAGCGTGATAGAAATTCAGATAAACGAATGTATATTGCTGAAGCTGGCGTTATCTATTATCTTGGTGACCCTAAAAGTCCTGCTAAACAGCAAGGTCTTACTGATGAAGAAGCTCTTAAAATGGCTATTGAAAATTTCAATCTACCTAATGATTATAAGCCTGATTCTTTAGTTAAGAAGATTATTGATAAGTATTATAAGCAAAATATAACAGAAGCTGGTGTTGCTTTGGAAGCTCTTCATAAATCTATTCATCTTGTTGCCATCGCTGCTAACAAAATTAACGATGTTCTTAATAAGAAATTGAATACTTTTGATGAAGAAGATATTAGCGGTGTTTTAGCTTTAATGGATTCTGTAAGTAAACGTATTGCAGAAATTCCAGCTCTTACTAAAGCTCTTGGTACAGCTTATGAAAATCTTCGTAATGAAGAAGAAGCTCAATATGCGAGAGGTGGTAAGAATATACTTAGTAGTATGAACGCAGACGATTAATAACCTATGTTTAATGTAAATCCTGTATATAAAGAATTAAGACTTTTCTTTGATGAACCTGAGCATAAATATACCGATAGCTTTGGTAATTCTTATAAGTCTACAACTACTCTTCTTCACGAGTATCAACCTAAGTTTGATAAAAAGTATTGGCTTAAAAAGAAAGCTAAAGAATTAGGTATATCTACTGCTAGGCTAGAAAAGCAATGGCAGGATATTACAAATGAGGCTTGTGAAAGAGGTACTAAAGTTCATAATGGTATAGAAGATGGTATAAGAAATATATCAATGTTCTATGATGCTGTAAGAAGAATACGTAATGATAAATCAATGACTACTGTTGCTGATATTAATGATATTAATGACTATGTAAAACCTTTGGACTTAGATGCGTTTATTGAAGCTACTAATAATAAATATCCAGATGTATATGCTGTATTTGATTATTATATCAAAAACGGCTATAAGATATATTCTGAAATTGGCATATTTCTTCCTAGTGTTTTAGTTAGTGGAACAATAGATATTCTTATTCTTAGAGAAGACCAATTTGTTATTGGGGACTGGAAAACTAATAGAGGTGGTCTTCTATTTGAATCCGGATATTATAAGAAAGATAAGAGTGAATCTCCTGCTCAAACTACTGATATATGGGTTCCTAATAAGGAGTTTCTTCTTCCTCCTCTTTCTCATCTTCCTAAGTGTAATGGAAGTATTTATAATATGCAGTTATCTATTTATGCTTTTGCCGTTGAATCTATACTTGGTATTCCTAATGCTGGACTATGGCTTTGTCATATTGATTCAGATTTTGTTCTAAATAAGTATGGAATGCCTAAGCGATTTCCTGATGGTCTTTATCATATTAAAAAGAATCCTGTTGAGAAAACTACATTATATAAAATGAAGTATCTTAAGAAAGAAGTTATTGAGGTTCTTAAGGATAGACATAGGGAGATTGCTGCTACTAAAGTTACATCTAAAGATTTATTTGATAATTATGAGTAAAGCAGAAAAGATTGTCCTACCTATCATATTTGGAATTATGATACTAGGATTTGTAGTTACTAATTGTATTTCTGCAAAGGAATCAAATAGTAATAGTAAGGTTGTTGATACAACAACCATTGATAGTACGCCTGCCAAACATTTTTATGAGTGGAGTGTTCCTAAAGATACTATTGTAATTCACGATACTATTCGTATCTATAAAGTTATTGAAGCTGATTGTGGTAACTTAGTGGACTCTCTACGGGCAAGCAATGCGGAGCTTAATAAAGTTATTCTTAGACAAAATCATAAGCTCGCTCGTATTAAAGAATATGTTAGAATATCCAATAGAGGTAATAATAGTAAATATCTAAAAGGTTGGATTATTCGAGTTCTTAATCATTAAATTAATAAACTAAATGGAATTTCAAGAAGCATTTGATAAAGTTGTTGTTGCTGAGGGTGGATATGTAAATGACCCTCACGATAATGGTGGAGAAACATTTATGGGTATTTCTCGTAAGTTTAATCCTGATAGTGTTCTATGGAAATATGTTGATGCAGAAAAGAAAAAAGGTGGTACTAACGCTCAACTAACTAAACGTCTTAAAGATAACGAATATGTTGTTAAAGCTGTTTATTATATTTATTATAGCAAGTTTTGGAATCCTCTTAGACTTAGTGAAGTAAAGGATAGTAAAATGCAGTATCAAATTTTTGATGACGCTGTTAATAGAGGTGTGGTTGCTGCCATTAGAACTATGCAACACTTAGTTAGTATGAGTGTTACTGGTAGAATGAGTGATGAACTTATTTATAATATAAACAATTATAAGTATGACAAGGGAAGAGTTTAAGGATATATTCCTGATAGTAATTATAATAGTGTTGATTATTACAATAGGGATAACCACTGCGGTATATAGACCTAGTAAGGTTGAATATGTAGAAAAAGATAATACTATTAGTCAAAAGTTTGATAGTCTTGTAAATAGTAATAGTGTAGGTATAGATAAGAATAAGTATGATATTATTATTATAAATAAAGAAAAAGATGAAGCTATTAAAGTTAGTCGTACTCTTAATGATTCTGCTGCCGTTGAATTATTTAAGAGTTTGGTCGCAGAGTGAAAAGAGGAATGTAATTGTTCATACCTCTACGGGCAAGCTCATTAATGATACGATAAGTATTGATTATATTAGAAGAGCTAATGAAAAGATGATAGCTTATAAGTTTCTTCTTAAAGAAGTTGAGAAGAAAGATTCTATTATTGCTATTCAGTATTCTATTATAAATAATACTAGGAGAATTGCTAATGAAGCTGATTATAAACAAACAAAACTTCGTTATACTAATGAACAACTTAGAAAAGAAATAGATGTTCTTCATAAGCAGCGATGGTATCTAGCAGGTGTTTCTGTTGGTGCTGTCGCTGCTTTAGTTGTTTCTATTATTATTAAATAAATAACTGATATGGATAATTACCCTTTTCTTGATTATATAAATGAAGATAAGTCTAAGTATAAGCACGCTAAAGATTGTGGGTATGTTGATGATGATGATTTATTTCTTATTGGTGATAGTGGTGGTTTCCTTATGAATATAATTCCTGGTGCTAAATTTGTGAATATTGAATTATTTACTGAAGTAGGGGATTATTATAGGAAACATAAGAAGTACACTAATTATAAACAAGATTCTATTCCTCATAGACAATTTAGGAAGAGAGAAGAATATAGACGTAAGCACGGTTTTTCCGCTCCTTGTCTTCAGCTTCCTGATGGTACTATTGTTAATGTTAGAATTACAGGGCATCATTATAATTTTCTTAATTATACTCCTATTGAGCAATTAGATGAATCTACTATTAAGAGTGGTAGTAAAACAGCTGTTGCTAAAAAGAAGTTTGATTTCCCTAAATTCTTTGATAGTCAATTTTGGACTTTTCACGCTATTGAATTTGCTAGAAATAACGGTATGCACTTTCTAGTCGATAAGACTAGACGTGGTGGATTTTCTTATATGATGGCTAGTAAATCTTCTAATACTGTTAATGCTAATTCAAGAAAGGTTGTTATTCACGTTGCTAATGATACTAAGTTTCTAACTATGACAGGTGGTCTTACTGACTTTGCTGTTAATAATCTAAAGTTCTATGAAGAGAATACTCCTTTTATACGTGGCATTCTTAGTTCTGTAAAGAAAGATTTTAGACTAGGTTATAAACTTAGTAATGGTGTTGAAGCTGATAATTCTTGGCGTTCTTCTATTATTTCTGTTTCAGCTAATAATAATCCAGACTGTGCTATTGGTAAAGATGCTATCGAAGTTGATGTAGAAGAGGTATCTACTATGGATAATTTTGATGAGTTTATGACTGTTACTGAACCTGCTATGAGAACTGGTGCTTATACTACTGGTCAATTATGTGCTTGGGGTACGGCTACTTCGGGTAATATGCAGGTGTTTGAAATGAACTTTTATGACCCTTATGCTTATAATTTTATGCCTTTTGAAAATGTATGGGATAGAGATAGTAGAGATGAGGTTTGTGGTTTCTTTAAGCCTTATTGTTGGGCACTGCAAGGTGAGGTAGATGGTATAAGAGGTGTTGATGAGAATGGAAATAGTAATATATTAGTAGGTCTTGAAATTGCCCGTAGGGAGAGAATATATAAGAAAGAACACTCTAAGAAATATAGTGATTATATTAACTATCTTGGACAATATGCTTTATTTCCTTCTGAGAGTTTTAGTAGTGCTTCTGAGAATATTTTTAGTTCAGAAGAACTTAGTGCTTGGGAAGATAGACTTAAGGTAGATACAGATTTGCATTTTTATACAGATGGAATGCTTATAAAGGATGGCAACAATCTTGTGTTTAATTCTAATGAGATGCTTGCTAAAAAGAATATGAAAATACACGAGTATATTTTCAGTGTTCCTCGCAAATCTCACGAAGACCCTTATGGTTGTATTCGTATGTGGTTTCCTCCAGAGTATGTTATTGAGAATGGTAAGAGGTTTATTCCTAAAGGTCTTTATAGTATTACTTATGACCCTGTTGGTGTAGATAAACGTAAAGAAGAAATATCTCTTAAACATTCTCATAATAGTATTAAAGTTTGGATGAATCCTCATTATCTTAATGGGTTCAAACAGAAGTTAGTTGCTTGTTATTATGGTAGACCTGAAACTCTTGAAGAAGCTGATAGAATTTGTTATAATCTTGCTGTGTTTTATAATTGTGTTGGAACAACTAATGTAGAAATTAACCGTGGTGAAACTGTTTCTAACTTTAAGAAATGGAAAGGTCTTATATATCTCGCTAACGAACCTACTTATGTTTGGGATACTAATAATAGAGAGAGTGTTAGTATTAGTTATGGTTATAACATAAACAACTCTAATAAATTAGATGCTATTCGTCTTCTTAAAGAATTTCTTTATGAGGAAGTTGGTAAAGATGAATTTGGTAATCCTATTCGTAATTTTCATAGGATATATGACTATCAATCAATTTTGGAATTAAAGAAGTGGTCTACTAAGGGAAACTACGATAGAGTATCTGAGATGTTACTTAGAGGTATTGAGTGGAAGGGAATGAAGTTACGTATTGATTTTGAATTGGAACGTAGAAAACAACTTAATAGCACTAATCTAGATGAGAATGATATTCTTACTAGAGAATGGTGTTAAACAACTAATAATATAATAAATATGGATGCACTTTTATTTAGAGAAAAAGAATTTCCTAGACAAAGGATTCCTACTAGTAAAAAAGATAAGGCTTGGGGCGCAGCTTGTTGCGATTATGTAATTGCACAAGGTCTTGCTTGTAGAGATAGAAAAGCTCTAGAAGAAAAGTATAGTATTTTAGCCGGTAATATCCCAGATGAATACTATAAGAAAATTCTTAATCCTTATAATGCTACTAAAGAGAAATATACTAGATTTCCTGCAACTATGAGAAACTTTGACCTTATTAAAGGTATTATTCGTAGATATGTAGGTGAGTATCTTAAATCTCCTAATCTCTTTATTGTTTCTGCCAATAATGCAGAAGTTATGTTAGCTAAAGATGCTAAGCTCCGTGCAGAACTTTATAACATTGTTCAAGAGAAAATTGCTGCTAAGATTCAGCAAGATTATCAGCAATATATTGAGAGTGGAGAAGACCCTAATAATTATAATCCTGAAGAGAGATTTGATTTTGAGGAGTTTGTTAAAGAGTTTAATGATAATTATGTTGATGATATTTCTGCACAAGCACAAGAGATTTTCAATGTAATTAAAGATGTAACTGACGATGAGCTATTTTATGCTAAGGCTTATTTTGATTATGTTACATTTGGAGAGTGTTATACTTATAGCGATGTTGTTGGTAATGAACTTGTTAAACGAAACATTATGGTTGCTGATGCTTTTCCTGTAATAACAGATGAGCAATTTAGAGAAGATGATGATATGTTTGCTTGTAGAAGAAAACTTTCATATCAACAAATTGTTGATGAGTTCTCTGAATATCTTGATGATAAGCAACTAGAATTTCTTAATAAATTCTATACTTCTCCTAATAATGAAATTAAGAATGCAGATTATTCTTTTGCTACTTATGAACATTATTTTCCAGATGTATGTAATAAGTTTAATCTAAAAGATAGAGAGTTCTTTAGAAATAGAAATTATCCTGAGCGAGATAATTATACTGGTCTTTTTGATGTTTGGCACGTAGTTTGGAGGGGGGAAGTTCGTAGAGCTATTGTTAGTTTTGTTAATGAAGCTGGTCTTATTGACCAACGTATAGAACTAGATACATATAGACTTAATAAAGAAGCTGGAGATGTTTCCATAGAATATGAGTATGAACCACAAGTTTATGAGAGTGTTCGTATTGGAGGAGTTTATGATGCTATTTATCCTTATGATGCTAGAGCTATTGCTTATAATAGAAAAGGTAAACTTCCTTATAATGGAGTTAGTGAACTACTTCCTGGTTTTGGTAAGTTTTCTATTGTAGATATTGTTATACCTTATCAGATTCTATATAACATTGTTTATTATCATAGAGAAATGGCACTTGCTAAGAATAAACTTAATGTTCTTATGATTGCCAAATCTCTTTTAGGTAAAGATGCTGAAAATACTATTTATAGAATGATTGCTGATGGTGTACTTTATATTGATGATTCTGATGACCATGGTATGTTGCGTGCTCAGCAAACTAGATTTTTGAATAGTAGTATTGGTGATTATATTCAACAACTTACTGTTTTACTTCAAGAGGTTGAAACTTCTGCTAAGAATGCTGTGGATATGACCGCTCAACGTTATGGAGAAATCGCCAACTATGCAGGTAAAGCTACTACGCAAGAAGCTGTTATTCGAGGAGCTATGGGTTCTGTAATTATTGAATATGTTATGAATGCTATGCGAGAAAGAGATTATGCTAGAGATTTAGATTTCTCTAAACTTGCTTGGATTGATGGTTTAGATACTTCTTATCGTGGTGAAAATTCACAGATTAAATATATTAGTCTTGACGTTGATAAACATATTTATGCTAACTATTTAGTTAAAGCTAAAAACTCTGCTATTGAAAGAGAAAAACTTGAATCTATTAAACAATACGCTTTCAGTGCTGCACAGAACGGAAATGATATGATGGCTATTGCTGCTATTGAAGGAGATAACATAGCTTCTATTACTAAACTAATTAAAGAGTTTTCTGCTAAGAAAGAAGCCCAAGAAGAGAATATGCGAGCTATGGAGCAACAGACTGAACAACTTAGACAAGAATTTGAACTTAAAAAGATTGCTGCTAAGGGTGAAGAAGATAGAAAGACTAAAGAACTTGAAGGTTATATTGATTCTCAGATTGAACTTATTAAAGCTGATGCTAATATGATTAACTTTGATAATGGAGTAGATGAGAGTGTTAAAGAGGCAGGTGTTGATAGACTTAATGATTATAGAGCTGATGTAGAAAGACAGAAGATTCAACTAGAAAGAGAGAAGACTATGGTTGATGCTTATAATAAAAAGAAAGATAGAGATATAAAAGAGAAAGATATTGAAGCTAAAGTTAGGATTGCTAAGATGAATAAAAATAGATTTGATTTTAGAGGTGGAAATAAGTCTACTAAAAGGTAAATTATTAAGGATGAGTGCCTTACTTGTTGGTCGGTTTTCGGCTGATGAGTAAGGCATTTTTCGTGCGCTCGATTGTGCCAGATTTGCCCTCTAACGCGCTAAAAATCAGAGGGTGGACTATAAGCAAGCCTACAATTAGTTCCGTCCTCTACGGGCAAGCTATTTCGCTAAATGATTTCGGCTAGGCATATATCAAGTATAGTATAGTAATTGTTATTATAATAGATATATTGATAGCAACGGAATAATAGATGTAGTTTTGTCTTAAAGGTTTAATCATTAAATAATAAAAATATGGACTTTGATTTCGGTTTAAATGGAGATAATAATACCGCCGCAGGTGGTAATCTCCAAGACAAAGAAAATGTTACCGATTTAGGTGATACTCCTAAAGACCCAAAAACCAATCCTTCTGACAATGACCAAGGAGGAGATAATCCTCAAAATCCTAATCTTACGGATAATGATAATCCTGATGGTAATGGTAATGATAATGGTCAAGAAGGTGACAGTTCTACACTTGAAGAAGGAACTATTGTTTCTATTGATGGTGTAGATTACACTGTCGATGCTAATGGAAATCTTCTTGATAAAGACAATAATATCTTTAAGGAGAAGAAAGATGTTGATGAGTATCTTAAATCGTTTAACAATGTCGATGACGATGTAGATGAAAATGAGATTAGTATTGATAATGTACGTAAAGCTATTGGTGTAGAACTTACTGATGAAAACGGACAACCTGTTGAGTTTGAAAATACCATTGATGGTATTAAGGGTTATGTAAGTGGTGTTATCAACGCTGCGGCTGAGGATAATTACGATACTGCTCTTAACACTCTCTACACGAAGTTCCCGTTTGTTGAAGATATTATTAACTATTATGTTGCAAATGGTAATTCACTAGAAGGTTATAATCAAGTTCCAGACCGTTCTGGTATTGAGGTTATTTCGGGTAATGAACAACAACAAGAAGCTATCATTCGTCAAGCGTGGGCAGAACTTAATCGCGGAGGTAGCGTTGATAACTACATTCAGTATCTTAAAAGCGGTGGTCTTCTTGAAGAAGAAGCTCGTAATGAGTTGAAGAATCTTCAAGATAGAGATGCTACTTATAAGAAACAACTTGAAGCGGAAGCTGAACGTGTAGAACAACAGCAACAAGAATACCTTGTAAATTATTGGCGTACTGTTAATAGTGTTGTTAATAGTGGTAAGCTAGCTGGTTACGATATTCCTGATACTATTACAATTAATAGAGATGGTTGTAAGCAAGCTGTTACTCGTAACGATTTCTTCAATTACCTTTATCAAGTAGATGCAGAAGGTAAATCTATGTATGAACGTGACCTTGAAAAGATGGACGAAAATGCCCAACTTCAAGACCAACTTCTTAGAGCTTATCTTACATTTACTGGTGGTTCTTATTCTAGCCTTGTTACTATGGCTGCAAATAAAGCGGATGTTAAACGTCTTCGTTTAACTGCTAGCACTAAGAAGAAGAGTAACGTGAAAGTGACTAAACCAAGTGGTAACAAAAATACTAAAGATATAGATTTCGGTTTATAAAAAACAATTATTAATATGTATAAAATGCACGTGCTTTCGCAGGGCAAATATGATGACCGCGGATATTCAAATGAAGAGAGTATTTCTGCGCTTAATCTTACTAAACCTGTTGAAATCAATACTTTTCTTACTTATAACTTCGGTATGGATTCTGACCGTTTCCCTCTTTCTTTTATGACTGAAGGTCAGGGTAAAACTGGAGTTGTTGATATTAAAACTACTCAGTGGACTTGGAAGACTATGGGTCGTCTTAAATTCACTGATTTTGTTACTTATTTTAATCCAGCTAATACTACACCTGGTATTGGTGGTACTGAGTTTGAGGTTCACTTCTCTACTCATTGGTTTATTGAACAACACGGTCTTGTTGCTCCTGATGGTAAGACTACTGTTCGTATTCAGAAGGATTTAGGTGAATCTCCTTATGGATATGCTTATCTTCTTCGTCTTACTAATCCTAATCCTAATGCTTATGTAGACCCTAGTTTCCTTGAAAAGGGTAAGTATTGGTCTATGTCTGCTCCTACTGTTAGTGAGAGTTATTCTAAGGGAAATCGTAGTAATACTATGGGTCCTGGTAAGATGACTTCTCAGTTGGAGTTCCAGCGTTATTCTAAGGAAATTGCTGGTAATCTTGCCAATGTTGTTACTGAGTATGAATTTGCTAATAGTAAGGGTGAAAAATCTCGTCTTTGGATTAACGAAGAAATGCGTCAATTCCATGTACACATGCGTGTAATGAATGAGGAACGCTTGTGGATTGCTGAGTATAACCGCAATACTAATGGCGAGATTCTTCTTAAAGACCGAGATAACGATAAACCAATTCCTCATACCAGTGGTATGTTGGAGATTTGTCGTGAAGCTAACTATGATACTTACGGAGAAACTCTTCCTCTTAGTAAACTCGAACGTACTGTTGGTGATGTTCTCGATGATGATACCGATAATGGCAATATGGAAATTGTTCTGTTTGCTGGTAAAGGATTTATCGAAGACTTTGACCGTAGTATTAAGGAAGATGCTAAGAGCAATGGCTTCTTAACTCCTCTTGGTGATAAAGAAATTCAAGGTGCTAATCGTAGTCTTGAATATGGTGCATACTTTAATAAGTATAAGACTGTTGACGGTCATACTATTACTGTTAAGCACTGCTCTTTCTTCGATAAGAGTACTATTGCTGAGGCAGCTAAACAGAATGGTTATTTGCATCCTCGTACTGGTCTTCCTATTACTTCTCACCAAGCTGCATTTATTGACTTCTCTACTTATAACGGAGAACGTAATGTTCGTATGGTTCGTCAAGAAGGTCAAATTTATAAGGCTAAGGTGTTCAAGGGTATGAGCGATATTCCTGCTTCTTGGGGTGTTTCTGATAGTAATTATATTTCTACTGAGGTGGATATGAGTAGCTATCAGATTAAGTCTTCTCTTGGTCTTCAGGTTAATAAGTCATCTAAGATGTTCTTGTTGAGCTGTTCTCTCTAATTGAATTATTACTAAATCACAATAAATCTTATGGCTAATTCTGACAAAGAAAATAACTTTGCTTTTGGCAAAATTCCTAGTACTAATAAACAGAATGAAGAAGTTAATGTCGCTAGTGACGAAAAAGTAGAAACTAGCGATGTTAGCTTGCCCGTAGAAGGGAACAATAATGTTGCTAATCCAGTTGATGAATCTTCTGATATTAAAGATGACGAAGAATACACAGACATTAGTTCAGTAACTGTTAAGCTCGTTAAGAATTATTCTCTTTATCGTAAAGTTAATGATAAAGTTCTTCAAAAACGAGTAGATTATATTGGTAGTTCTGTTTCGTCTTCTCGTATTCTTTCTGCTAATAAGAAAGAGATTGAAACTTATTTCCCTAACATTGTTGGTGTTGCTCCTAATAACGAAACGTTTATTACACGTGTTAAGCAATACCTTAACAACATTCGTATTCGTGTAGATGAATTAGGTAAAACATTTAATACCTCATTTCATTATTATAAGTACTCTGACTACAAGTATGTTCGCAAGGAGGAAAATCGAATTGAAACTCGTTACCAAAAGGCGGATAAAAGTAACATTAAAAAGTTGCGTGAAGCTCTTAATGAGCGCATTACTCAGCTTAATGCTCTTGAATCTAGTAAATGTGGACTTGGTTATCCTATTAACGTTGATGATTATCTTATGTATCGTCACTGTATGTTATACAGAGATATTGCTAAAGATATTGCTCTAGTTAATACGGATGCTAACATTCGTTTCTATTTCCAAGATGATGCGAAGGAAGAAGAAAAACGTCGTTCTCAACGTAACGCTATTACTACTGCTAAGAGTTATTTCGTTAAATGTATTGCAGAGCCTGCGTTCTTCCAAGCTGTATATGTTCAGTATTGTGCTCTTAATGGTCTTCCTATTGTTGCTTCTCTTTCTGAATCTACCATTGACCAAGAAAATAAACTTGATAGATTTAGTACAGAAGAACCTGTGAAGTTCAATAAGATTTGTAACAATAAAAACTTGTACACAATTAGTACTATTGAGATGTTAATCTCACGAGGTGATTTAGTACGTTCTCAATACAATCAAAACATTACTACAACTAGTGGTGAATTTATTGGTGCTAATATGAACGAAGCTGTTGTTTGGTTTAAGAATCCTGCTAATAGTGCTAAAGTTCATGCTTACCAAACTAAACTTAAACTAATCTAATATGGATATTAAAGAGATGCACCAAACATTTAGGGTGTATGCACAGCAAGTTGGTATGCAAAATGTTCGTGCTATTCTTCCTGAATCTATTGATATTTTTCTAAATGATGCTATTGGACAATATGTTCAACAAGTTGTTATTAGGGAAAGTAGTAATAGCGGTGGTCGTGTTAGAACTTCTCATGGTTACGTAAATTCTAAATCTAGTGACCAGCCTATTAGTTCTCTCAATGCTCTACGAACTTTGTATAAGACTATTAACTTGACTGTTGAGAAGCCTAGTGGTGAACAATCATCTATGCCTTATCTCAACGTTCCTCTTCTTGCGCAGGATGTGATGTTTTATACAGCTTTTTCTATTAGTTATGGTAGAAATAAGTATTATGATTGTAGGATTATTGAACCAGATGAACTAGAGAATACTCTAAACGACTATTGTAATGGTGCATCTTTTGATTATCCTATTTGTTCTGTTTATGCTGATGGTAATGGTAAGAATTATCTAAACATTTATGCTGGTAAAAATACTAATAAAGTTTCCAATCTTGTAATTAAGTATTTTGAAGAACCTGCAAAAGTTTGTTTTGGTTACGTGGATAGACCTAAAACAGATTGCAACCTTCCTACTTATACACACGCTACTATTGTTAGATTAGCCGCTAGATTGTTTAGAGAAAGTATTCATAGTGCTAATAATAACACTACTAATTAAAAATAAATACCTATGCGTAATTTTCTTCTCGCTGGTCAAGCCGTTGCTCCCGAAGCTGGAGATATTAGTAAGATGGCTCCTGGTAAATTTGGTGTTTATTATATGAAAGATGGTGTTCTCACTTATACAGCTGACGGAAAAGGAGTTAAGGGCGAAGCTCTTCTCGTTCTTGGACGAAGTGCTGAAGATGGTGGTAACATTACTCTTCCTATTCATAAACATAATTTTAGTTTTGTAAAAAGCGTTCCCCAAACTCCTACTAAGTTTGTTGCTTCTTTTACTTGCCCTGCTCCTATTACTGGTCATCTGTACACAGTTGTTCTTGTAAAGAAAGGTGTTCAGTTTAATGAACGTAATAAATGGACTTGTAGCTTTGTATTTGAAAAAGCAAGTGGTACTGCTAATGACTTAGCTAAAGCTATTGCAAAAGCATTTGAACAAAATGCTCTCAACGCTGGAGTTGAAGTTAAAGCTGCTACCGCAGATGTTAAATTCACCGCTCTTAATGAAGGAGTTGATTATACAATTCTTCTTACAGATTCTTTAACTGATGTTGCTGTAACTGTTACAACTAAGGGTTTCCCTGGTTTTGGTAATGCTGAACAGATTAAAGAAATGGCTCGTGTTGCTGGAGCAGATGCAGGTTTTGAATATACATATCAAGAAGCTAATACTGAGATGTATCCTAATTATCCTTTCTCCAAGGGTAAAGATAAAGATAAAAATCAGTATGTAGTGTTTACTCTTAAATGTAGTGAACCTCGCAATACTCGCACTATTGATACCGCTATTAACCAAGTTATTCAAATTGCGTTTAATAGCGATAATAAAGATTTGGCTACCTACGAGGCTGTTTTCAAAGGTCTTGCAGGTTAATTATTTCTCACTTCTTAATAATCCCGATGGAGGTAATTCTATAAAGAAATGCTTCTGTCGGGATTTATTTTTTACAAATATGGATATTTTAGGTACTGCGTTAGGTCAAGGTATAGTTCCAGCTGTGATAGTAGTAATATACCTTATTGTTGTAAAACTTATAGATAGTCGTAGAGATTCTACTAGTGCTAAAATCACTAAAGATTTAACTAATTCTATTACAACTATAAGTAATTATTTAGACAATGTTACTAAAAATGTTATTGCTAAAGATGAAGAAAAATGTGAAGTTGCTATTGAAAGTGGATTTAAGTCCTTTGCTCTACATTTGATTACTTTTGTTAATAATACTGTGATTCATAATCACATAGAAGAGAATAAAGATGTTATTATTCAAAATGTTAAAAACTTGATAAATGGAGAGTATTATAATATACATGCTGTTCTTGCTAATTATGTTATTAAAAATACTAATGTATCTACATTGCTTAAAGCTGATTGGATGAGTGATATAGAAGCTATTACTTTGAGTGTTATTTATAATAATAAACTTGATGTAAATTCTAAGATTACTACATTTAATAATCAGATTACTCTTAAATTCAAAACTTATACTAATTATCTTATTAACCATGCCTTCAAATAAACCTAACATATTCACGAGGGTAACAGCAGAGTTAATAGATTGTGCAGTTGAACTTTGTGATAATAACGAAAAAGGATATATTCCTGATAGTGAAGATATATGTAAATTAAATAGTCTAGTTATATTTAATCATATCGATAACGATAAAGGAGTTCTTAATGAACTTAAAGATGATGCTATTCAAAATTTAATAAACCAACATAATAAAGTAATATATGGTATTAAGTAGTGATAATAAGCATATATTTCTTATTGTTCCTAAAGAGTATTATCAAGTGTACAAACTTCTACTTGTAGCTATGAGTAATTATGGTGTTTCTATTGTAGAAGATTGTACAGCTACTTGTAATGGTAAAAATAAACATATTCTTAATTGTTGGAATTTGTTTCAAGCTGCATGTGCTGCTTATGGTTTAGGCGAGAATAAGAAATCTGCTTTTCTTATAAATTATATTATATGTCAATTAAAACTTGATGTAGAGAAAGTAAAAGTTACTGATGATAATTTTAATAATGGAGATGGTACTGTTTGTCCTAACATTCCTACACCTACACCTACACCAACTCCTACACCAACCCCAACACCTAATCCTGGAGGAAGTGGTTCTGGTGAGATTAAGTTCTATGGTTTGTGGCTTAACATTGTAAGTAATAAAGGTACTGTTATTACTAATGGAAATTATGATAACATCGTTTTAACTCCTTATATTTATATAGAAGATAAACCTATTAATGATAGTTTGTTAGAAAGTCTTGAATGGAAATGGACTCGTCATAGTAGTAATTCTGATTTAGATGCTATATGGAACAATGCAGATAAAACTAGGAAACGAGAACTTAAGATTGTTGAAGAAGATATGGATGATGAAAGTGTTACTTTTATGTGTACTGTTATATATAATAACAAAACATTCACTCAATCAATTCAAATATAATGAGAGTAAGTAGAAATTATAATACGCCTAATATAGATGTTCAGTTTACAGCTACTTATTATAAACAAACATTTGATGAAGCTGCTGGTAGATATGATATTGATTTTACTAGTCCTTTGATAAATAATATCGTTAAAGTTGTTGTTTCTGTAAATGAACAAGTTATTCCTATTGTTCCTGTACAAAGTGGTGAACCTGATGGACAATGGAGAGCTAATGTAAAAATTAAGTGTGAAGAACTAGGTTTACGTGTTGATAACCTAGTTACGGCTTCCTCTACGGGCAAGATAACTAGAAATGTAGAACTTAATAAAGCTGTAAATGTAGAAACTAATGTGAGAATATTTAGAAAAGATATTGATAATAAATTAGAAGAATATATTGTTGAAAAAGTTATTACTATTTCTTGTGAACCTGCGGAAGTTGTTGATAATAAAATTGAAGCGTCTGTAGATTTATACGGCATGTCTAATGCTATCAGTATTATTAGTTTTCTTAATCCTGCTATTACTACAAGAATACCTTTTATAAGTAAATGTAAACAGAGAGGTATTTATTCTAATCATAAAATTGCCATTACTTTTAATGGAGAAGACAATATTGTTTCTAACGATGCTGATTATGTAGTTCCAGCATTTAATAATAGTATTACTGGATTTATTCCTATTGATAAGATTAAAAAACATAATTCTATTAAGGCTGTTATTACACCTTGTAATTATGAATATAATCAGAAACAAAAACAAATTCTATTAGAGCTTTGGGAAGCTAATAAAGTTATTACTCCTAAACAATATAATCTTAGAAATTTTGAAGGTAGACTTACTAGAGGTTTTCATTTTATTACACCTACTACTCTTTCTAGTTTAAGTGAAAAGAGAGGCAGTGTTTATAAACTTTCTTTTACTTATCAATTTGTTGGTTCTGATAAAACAGATGATGATAAAATTATGATTTCTGTGTTTTCTTCACAGAATGGTGGTTTTGATACAACGTCTGGTTTTGTTGATATGATTAAACTTACCCATAACGATAATAAACCTAAAACTGTTGAAGGTCTTTTTGCTATTACTGATAAGATGATAAATAGCAGTAAAAATAGTTTAGCTGTTGTTGCTTGGGCGGGTAAAGAAAATTATATTAAAATAAGTAGTGTTACTCTTGTAGAAGTAAATGCTTCTAATGTTGAATCTGAAGAGTTATGGATGAAATTACATAAAGAAAGAGTTCCTAGTAAAGAGATAACTACAACTAGTAAGCCTATTACTATCTATAAGCATTTTGATGTTATTGTTCCTCCTTTTGAAACATTTATAACTATCAATAAAAATAGGATTGTAAATCTAGATGAACTTATTATAGATAAAGGTAAAGTTATATTATATGCTGCTGTTAGAATAGGTTCTGTTGAAATTATTGGAGAAGATTTAGAGAAAATCTTTAATGTTAATTGGTATATTAATAACAATACTAGTTATGGTAGTGGAGGTAAAAAAGAGTTTCCTTATGAAAGTATTGTAGATAAGAATATATCTATTTATGTAGAATCTAAATTTGTATAATAATATGGTAGGAATTGTAGTTAATAAAGAATTTGCTCTAACATTAGGAATTGTTAATGAAGAAAATATTGATATTCATCCTTGTGTTGGAGATGATATAATTATCACAGATGTTGCTGTTGATAATTTAGGAGATATTGTTTCTCAACATGGTTTTGAAGTAATGTCTCAAGAAAAACTTATAGAATTAATAAATAATAAGTAAATAATTATGGGTCGTTTAGTTGGTTCTATTACACTTACCGCTCTTAATAGTGGTACTTATATATCAGGAGAACTTTTTAGTACTCTTCCTCCAGTTTTTTATGCTACTAAAAATCTTTGGAGTACGGCTGAAACTAATATCATTTATCCTAGACTTTATGGTAGAGGAGGTGATGCTTTTGTTGATAATAAAATTACACTTGTTTATTGGAAGATTGATGGCAAGAATTTAGATACAGAAACTATTAATGGTGTAGATAAAACTGTTTATACTGTTAATAATGGTTCTGTTCCTGCATTAAGTCTTAATCGTGGTACTGTATTTGGTAATAAAGACCAAGTTATTGTCGAAGGAAGATTTATTATTAAGAACGGTACAGAAGATATTCAGATTACTCGCACACTTAGTTTGTTTAAGTCTAATGTTATTAATGAAGAATACTTTACTCAAATTGAAGTTCTTCATAATGATAGTCAGATTAATACAAAAGATGACAAAGTAACTCTTAAAGTTCATTGTTATAGAAATGGAGATGAGATTACTATTGATAATACTACATATAAAGCTAAATGGTTTATTAGTAGTCTTGATGACTTAAAAGGTGCTGCTGATAATTTAGCTGGAGATACAAATAAAGATGGTATTCCTGATAATAATAGAGATGGTGTTAAAGATGGATGGGCTTCATTAGAAATGGTTAATGGAGTTGCTAAAATTGATAATGACACTAATTCTAATTATTATACAGAAATAGTTGTTGATGAAAAACTAGTATCTGGTAGTTCTACATTTAAGGTTGTTATATACGATGCTAGTGATAATAAGTTAGATGACGCTGATACAGTTATTTATGACATTAGTGATGATGTTCTTAATCTTGATGCTAGCACTACCCAAGTAGGAGAGGGAAAACCTGCCGTTATTATTGCTTATTGTACTAATAGATATTCTGTACCTAATGCTCTTAAAGCTAAGAAATTTAGAGTAAAAGAATGGGATATTACTGCATATAAAACTATATTTAATAATGGTTATACTACGAATACTACTACAACGAATGAAGGTATTTCTGTTAAAAACAAAGCAAAAGATTCTACTGTTGTTAATGAAGAAAACATGGTAAAGTATAAACATACCGCTGGAACTGAAACTTGTACGTTTGAAGTATCTTACGATGTATTTGGTAGAGGAGCAGATAAGTGTGATACAGTTGTTATTCAAGTAGACGCTCATTTACTTTAATCTAATAATTGATTTATTATGGGACGATTATCTGGAAACATTAGAATTAGTAGAAAGGAAGAGGTTGCCCCTCTTCCTTCTATTACTAAGAAAGACAAAAAGAATTATTTTGGGTTTAATAAAGGTTGTAATTTTGTTTCTCAACAATCATCTAGTGAATATACTACAACTATTACTCAAAGACCTGAAGTTCATGGTTTTGATATTAGAATTAAAACCAGTGGTGTAACTCTAAATAATTATATTGCTAGAGTTGATAATTTGAAGTTGCCTAAAAATGGTAAATATTTTATTAGTTTTGATTGTTGGTGTAGTGAAAATTATAATCAAACTCGTTTTTATGTAGATTTGTGTGATTCTCCTACTAATCCTTATGTTGATAAAGGTTTTAGTTCTGAAGGTTCTACTAAAATACATTATTCTGCTTTTGTAGATGTAACTAATTATAATTTACTAGAAGGGTTCTTTGACTTTAATCTTACTCCTAGTTCTCCTATTAGTACAGGAACTGTATATCATATTGAAAATCTTATGATTACAGATAGTGATGAAGAAGTAGATTTTGTTAGACCTATTGAAGATATTATTGCTAATACTCTTAATGGTATCGACAGACCACCTCAAATGGTTCGTAGAAGAATAGCTGAAAAGAATGTTTGGTACAGTAATGGTAAGGATTTGCTAAATGATGAAACTATTACATATTTGGATATTGTTGTTCCTTATGGAACTAAAGACATTGCTAACGCTAATGTTTATATGTGTATAAACTCAATGTCCTTTAATGAAAATCCTACTGATAGTGTTTTAGCTTCTTCTTCTAATTGGAAAAGACTTCCTAATAGGGGCGTTCAATATATGGATACTCTTATTGCTAATAATATTGATTCTAATAATGTTGCTGCTCAGAACATCATTCTTAAATCTGGAAATACTGTAAACGGTGCTTTGACCGGTGTACCTGGTTCTCAAGCATCTAATTCAGCAGTAGGTGGTTCTGGATATTATATGTGGATTGGTTCTAGTAACGCAAATAACGCCCCTTTTAGCGTTGATGTTAATGGTAATGTTAAATTAGGAGGTTCAGCTTCTTTTAATAGAAATGTTGTAGAAATGAAAAATGATTTTACTATTAGTACTTCTACTAAAGAAAGTATTTTTCATTGTCTTCCTTCTAATAATAGAAATATAAATGTTACAATAAATAATGGAAATTACGATAATAAAGAAATTGAAATAGTTAATGCTGCTTCTGTTAGTGAAACAGACCCTTCTGCTAGAATTATTGAAATAAATAAAAATGGTGGAATTAAGTTTATTATTAAAGGTCATGTTGTTGATTATATATCATTAAATGGTGTAGGTAGTTTGGTAAAACTTAGACATGTTTCTAGTAGTAACTATGGAGCTTCTACTAACTATTTTATTGTTATGAATCCAGAAGCATTCACTATTGATACTTCCGAAAGTGCTGCTTTTGCTAAACCTATTCCTTTTGTAGGAAAAGTTTATGATATTAACATCACTGTTAAATCTAAAGATTGGTATTTTGACCATGGACATACTATTGAAACATTTAGTAATACGGAAGCTGAAGATAACGGTATTTACGTTCATACAAATTTGCCTCAAGATATTAGAAGTTGGAATCCTGAAACTAAAGATTTACTTGTAGGTGTACCTTATGAAATTGTTATCACTAAGTATAATAATGATGGTACTGAAGTTAAATATAAATATTCTAGTACTTCTTATGGCAAAAGTAGTAGTCATTCTGAATTTCAATTATATGCTGATAATGTAAGTAGTGGAGAAAAACAAACTCTTTTAGTTGTAGATTTGAATGCTTTTTATTATCGTCCTGATAATCCTTTTAATGGTCTATTTTCTAAAAATAACAAGGTATTTATTCAAAGAAGTCCTTATCCTGAAAATCCAAATGCTGCTATTCATAATCTTATGGACGCAAATGATACTAGTAATACAGGCTTTTTAGGAACTAAACTTATTATTAGAACACCTTCTTGTTTATTGTATAACAACAATGAAAGTGGTCGTAATCCTGAATATCCTATTATTAACTTTTCTGGAACTCTTTACGTAAATAAATAATGAATATATTTGATAATTTCGATTTTGCTTATATGGCTTCTGTTGTAGTAGCTACTTATATTGCTATTCGTACAATCGAACCTATGAGTAAAACTAAACATCTTAAAAGATGGATTAAACGTCTTATCTTTGTTATTGTTTCTCTTATTTTAGCAGGAGGTTATATTATGTTGAAATATGATAATAGTATAGCTCTTCTTAATAGTGCTATTCTTGCTCCTGTTGTTTGGTCTTGGGTTGGTAAGAAAGTTGCTGATTTCTTTGGTATTGATTACAATAAAATTAAAGATACTATTGATTAAAATAACGCTGGAGTGTCCATTGTGATGCTCCAGCTATTTGCTTATATTACAAACATTTAGTACATTCGCATAATGAGTTCACTTAATCAGATAATATCCGAAATAGCTCATATTACAAATCAAGCTGATTCTGTACCAGTACGTAGAGCTATTAAACTTAGTATAATTCACGCTCGTAATGAACTTATACGTCATAGTTATCAAAATCACGGTTACGTTGATAAAGGTTTACAACAACGTTTTCAAGTAGAACTTATAGATGTTAATGATGGAGATTTACATAGTAGTAAAGATAATAAACTAGTTAAGATTAAACGTACTAAAAATAAAGTACCTCGTCCTACTAGATTTGCTAATAATCTTCCATTTCTTTCTGTTAGAACTGCTGGTGTAGATAATCCTGTTGAAATAGCATTTGTTAGAGAAGCGTCTAGTAGATTTTATAAACACATTCCTGGAGCGTGTAATATAATTACTTATGATTACATAAACGATTATATTTATATAAATACTACTACTGATACATTCCTTAATAACGTTCATAGTATTATTATTGAATCTGTTTTTGAATATCCTCATGTTATTGTTACAGAAACATCAGATAATGGTATTTTAGATTTAGATAGTGTTAGTGATGATGATGAATATTTTATTCCAGAAGATATGGTAGGTAGTATTAAGAAATTAGTACTAGAAACATTTAATCCTGTTTCTATTAGAGATACTAATGAAGTTCCTATAGAAAACAAAACTATTTAATATATGACTCGTTTTAGAATAAAATCCGATGTAAACAAAAAAGATTATTATTTGGATTATAAAAGACTTTTATCCAATAACATTATTGTACTAAGAGATTATATTAAAAAGCTAGAAGAAGATATTGAAGAACAATGGAATGTTCTTAGTAAAAATAAGCACGATATTAAGAAGTATCTAAATATTGATTTAGATAAGTATCAAGAATATGTTCATCGTAAGTTTAATGAGAGTTATGCTCTTTTTCATATAGCTTATGAAAGAGTTTGTAAACTAACTAATGATAAAACAGATAAAGATAATCGTGTTAAACTAGAGCTTGCTAAAAAGGTTACAAGTTATGCTAAACTTTTAGATAATTATAATAGTTCTAGTAATAAACTTAAAAGTTATGAATATGCTAATTCTAAAGGTAAAGGTGATTTTATTAGTAGACTAAGTAGATATTATAATAAAGTTGTTGAACACGTTATGCACGGTAAAGCATATCAATTTAGTAATAATATAGGTAAGTTCTATATAGAATATGTTACATTAGGTAAAGGTGTTGTTGGTAATAAAATAGATTTTGATGCCACTAATAAACGTAAGAAAGAACTACTAGATGCTGGTGTAGAACTATATAGTGAAGCTAAGGCTGCTTGGTATAAAGCTAGAAATCTTAAATATGAAGGAGTTGATTATAGAGTATATAGTTATACTGAAGGTACTTTTACTTATAAATTTGTTGGGTACAATGGTAGTAGAAAATCTTATATGTTTAGACCATATAATCATAGAGATAATAACGTTGGTACTTATGATAATTATTATAATCATTTTGATAAGAATTTTGATAAGATTATGGCTTGCCCAAAACTAGGTATTTATAACAAAGTAGGTATATTGAAGAAACACTTCCCTCATTTACTAATTAAATATCAATATGAGTAATATAAGTAACTATATTCAATTAGAAGCTATTATCGGTAGAATAGATAATGATTTTAATATAGACCATAGTGATTGGATTCCTAGAATTGGAATTTGGACTATTGCTGCTCTTCAACAAATTGATGGAATTAGTACAAAACGCAGTAGAAGAAAACTAGGTCTAAATCAAGGTTCTTGTATCAATATACTATTTGCTGATAATAGAAACAATTTTAAGCTATTTACTGAAGAAGGTTGTGAGATTAAAAAAGCTCGTCTTCAAGATGTTTATTTTAATAAAGCTGAAGAATGTGCTCTTGCTGAACAAGAGGATTTAAGAACTGATTATAATGAGGATTATAAAAAACACGTTGATGAAGAATTAACTCATCGTACTCTTAGTATTCATAAACAAGATGAGGTTAATCATAACAATCCTAGTGGTTGTAAGAGTTGTTCTTTTGTAGATAAATTGGATGATACAGATAGTTATAAGTATTATAATGATGGTAATGTAGTATATACAAATTATTATGGTAGAAGAATTATTGTAGAATACGATGATTTTGAGATGAGTTTTAATGAAACTTATCAATGTAATTTCCCTATTATTCCAAATATAGGAGTTGTTGTAGAGTATATTATATATTATTGTATGTATAAACTTTTATGTAGAGGATATAAACACCCTGTGTTTAATCTCTCTAATAATGCTTCTACTAATCCTTATCTTATTTATAAAAGTCTTGCTGGTGACGCAAAGAGAGCTTTAATCAATAATAATCAAGATTTCGATACCGCTAGTAAGTTAATGAGGAGCAACTTCTTTATCAATACTTTTGACCCTAGAAACTAGCTTCAAAATAAGCCGTTCTTGGCTACTCAGCTTGCCCGTAGAGAGCCGAAATCATTCAGCCTTAGTATTGCTAAGCTCTTAATAAAATAATGCGTCACAGCTCAATTTTCACACTATGCCGTTCATACCACAACTAAATCTAAATAAGCATCCTTCTAGTATTAAAGATGGTGCTATGATTGATGCTATGAATATGATGATTAGTGAAGATAATACTGTTATTCGTACTGAATATGGAACTACTATTCGTAAAGATATTATAGATAGCTGTTTAAGTATTACTGGTTATAATAAGTTCATATTTAAGTTTGCTATTCCTTGTAATAAAGAACTTGTTCTTGTTATTCAAAATCCTGATGATGATAACCATGCTATAATTAGATATAATGAAGAAACAAATACTTGTGTTCTTTGTAATGCTAGTTATCAATATTCTGGTGGTGATGTTTCTACAACATTTACTTATAATAAAAATGAATTAATTGTTGCTATTGCTGAAAGTAATAATGGTAAAAATACTCCTCTTAAAGTTATGAATTTAGGAGAGTTTGGTAAACCTAAAACTTATACTACCAATCATACTGTAATAGATGATGTTTCTACCATTTGTCCTTCTGTTCGTATTCCTGAATGCCATACAGAAGTAATTAATGGTATTGCTAAAAAAGGTTGGTATTTTGTTTTTATTAGATATAAATTGGATGTCAATACCTATACTCCTTGGTATAATACAAATGCTAGTGTTTTTGTTGATAGTTTTACTCCTGATAAATTCTTTAATTTATTTACTTCTAAAGATGCTTATTCTGATGGTAGTCGTAGACCTAATGGTTTTATTAGCTTTGGTCAAGTAGATATTAGTGATAGTACTGAAATTGCTAAAACTACTTTTATTACTAGATTACTTAATATAGATACTAATTATAAACATTATCAATTAGGTTTTATATGTATAGGTAAAACTTATACTAATGCTTATAAAACTGATGATATTGAGGTGAAAAATTATACTGTTGGTGATAGCTTTATATTTAAGAAAGATGCTGTTCACGATTATGATGTTGCAGAACTTGTTAGAGTATATAATAATTATTATAATGTTAAATCAGTTATATCCTCTAATAATAGATTGTATATTGGTAATTATGAAGAAAAAGATGTTACTAGTTATGATGATTTTAAGAATTTGACTCTTAACATTGAACCTATTGTTATTAATAGAAATTGGAATCAATTTCAAGAATTTATACTAGATGAGAATAATGTTAAAATTGGTAGGAATAATATATTAGGAGATATAGATATTCAAGGTGCACACGTTGATAATGGTTCCCTCTACGGGCAAGCTATTTATGCTAAACTTCCTAATGATGATAAAGAAAGAGCTATAAATCTTAGTGCTATTTATAGAGATAAAAGGTTTTATATTAAAGGCTCTAGTATGTTTGGTATTGGTAAAAATGGAGAAATAGTTTCATTTGATGCTTTATCTAATAAAAATAATAACGGAAAGATGTTTACTTACATCTATAAAAATGATGGTGGTTATTTGGATATTGCTACAACTAATATGCTTGATTTTCTAATAAATCCTGATGATAAAAAATCTTTTTATGCTGTTGTTAATAGAGAAGAGTTTGATAAATTAAATACTATTGATAGTTCTATTTGGGCTAATAGTCGTATATACATAGATAGGTATATAAGTAAGTTGTCTAGAAAATTTACTAATTCTTTGCTTATGGGTATTCCTTATGGTCAAACTATTGATTTGGATACTGCTCTTAAAGCAAAATATGGAGTTCATTTTTCTGATTTTAATGATTGTGATTTTATAATTACCCATGTAGATGGTACTAAGATTGAACCAGTTAAAGTAAATATGAGTAAATATGTATATATGACGGAGAATTATTATAATTATAATAAGTCATATGTAGATTCTGGTATTATAAGTAAAGATGATTATTCTATAGATTTTAATAAATATAATAGTGTAAATATATTTAATTCTGTTGGAATAATACCTTATCAAGAATATAATTTCTTTATTCATTTTGTCGATAAACACGGTGTAGCTTCTAAAGGTATTCCTATTAAAGAATTAAATGTAAATCTTTTAAGTAACGATAATGTTACTATAAAAAGAGAAAATGATTATATAAGTATAGAAGGAGTTGATAAATGCGATAAAGTTTATAATCTAAAATTTACTATAAGTGCTCTTCCTGCTGAAACAGTAGGTTATTTTATTAGTTATGAATCATTTGAATCTAGAGTTAAACATAAAGGTATTCTTGTAGTAAACGATATGTACGTTAAGAAGTTTTATTCTGATGAACTTAATTATAAAGATAAAATTGATTTTGAATTTGATACTCTTACTGTTTATAAAACAGACCCCGTTAAAAATGCTGTAAGTTTTGGTGCTGATGGTCAAGAAGGAGTACATATTATTAGTCCGATTAATACAGCTCCTGCTAAATATATTATTGATGCTCAATTACAACAACAATATAAGGATAAACAAACTATTAAGATTAGTAGTAAAACCTTTCTAGTAGCAGATGCTTATAATAATGTTCTTAATTCTACATGTATTGTTTTAGAAGCTGAAAATCATATAGAAACTGGTGTATATATTGCAGAACTAGGAAAAGATAAATATGATAGTATTTATGTAAAGAAGAATAAGAAACTTATTCCTTGTAGTCCTATTGTTTATGGTGCTAAGAGTGTAACAGTTAATACAAGAAACGGCTTTGTTAGTAAAGCTCATGCTTTAGTGTTCAGCGATAATAAGTGTTATTTTAATTCTACTACTAAAACATTTAATTCTAATGGCAATGGTGATATTGTAGATAAACCTGTTATTCAATATACTTTTTATGATTATTTTGAACTTCCTCACGAAAGTATTAGTTATAATAATAAACCTGATGTAGTATTCTTTCCTAATAAAGGTCTTAATAGTACTAATCCTAGAGAGAAAAGTTTTGTTATTGGTAGTATTGTAGAATGTAAAAATACTGTTGATTTATATAAGCAAAAACATTTTACTATAACTGAATGTTATCCTAAGCCTCTAGAGTGGAAAAATCCTGATATTAAATTTATAGAAGTATTTGATAAAACTATTAGACGTAGTAATACTATTCAAGATGAATCTTATTCTAATAGATGGTTTAGATTTAATCAAGAAGATTATAAGAATATAATTGAGAATAAAGGTAGTATTACTAAGATGATTACTTTTGGTAATATATTCTTTGTTCATACTAAGCATAGTATGTTTGAGTTTAATGATAACGATACTATTAAATCTAATAATGGAAATATCCAACTAGCTAATATAGATATTTGGGATATTAAATATAGAGAGCTTCTTACTAGTGAATTAGGATATGCTGGATTGTCTAAACCTAATCATTCAATAGATGGAGAATTTGGATATATATTTTATGATGCTGATGGTAGAAGATTATATAGATATGACAATGGTTCTTTTAAGCCTATTGATGAAGATGTAAGGAGGTATTTACCCCTCTACGGGCAAGCTCCTGATATAAACTTTATTAATGATAAAAATAATAATAGACTTATTATTCAAATTGAAGATACTGAAAATAAGATTTCTGATGTTATTAGTTATAACTATATGTATAATGTATTTATAAGTAGACATAGTTATAGATTTACTAAAGCTTATAATACTAGAGCTAATACTTATCTTATAGGTAAAGATGGAGATGCTTCTACAATAGTACAATATAATAATAGAATTGCTACTGAATATAATGGTCTTAATGATACAGCTACTAAAGCATATATTCATACAATTACTAATACTAATTATACTAATATGAAGTTTATAGAATATATTAAATATAAACTTCGTGATGTGAATGTATTAAATAGTATAAGCAATGATGCTTATTTTAGCTTGCCTGTAGAGGGAACAAGCCCTAAGTATGCTGCTGATAATATAACTATTTCTAGTGAGTTTTGCAGTACTGGTAGAATGGATATACATATAGAAAACTATAATACTTTTGATGATTATAAAACTCCTTATTGGAGAATGGGTAATTGGCATCTTAATTATATTAGAGATGGTATAACAGAATATGATAATAATAAACAATCTTCTGATGATAGTTCTAGAATATATGGCAACTGGTTTACTGTTAAGTTTGAATTTAATAGAGGTAAAATAGTTGAATTTGAAAATATAGAATATAAACTAACACTAGATATAAGCGAATAACAAATATGAATAAAGAAACATATAATGCGCTTTATGGTAAAAATAAAGCAAATAGACCTAAGAAAAAAGGTTTTATTGGAGCTCTTATTGGAGTTGGTGCTAGTCTTGTTGGCAACCTTATTGGTGGTGCTATAAAGCGAAGACAAGAAGAAAAAGCTATGAGAGAGAAAATGATTACTCAAAATAAGCAAGATACTTATAATCAAGCTAATGCTCTTACAAATCAATATGCTAATCAAGAGTATGTTGATGAAATGAATAATAGAATTGAATTTGCTGCTGGTGGAAAATCTAATAAAGTTAATTATGGAAACGTTAGATTAAAGAGATTTGCTGCTGGTGGAGATAAAAATACTTTTGATTCAGGTAGTGTTATTAGTGGCGTTGGAGAAGGTTTGAATAGTGTTCTAGATAATGTTATTGGTAATGTAGATTTAACTCCTATACAATCAACCCCTATGAGTTTAACTAATACTAAAGTTAATCTTAAACCCACTAATTATAAAGCAAATAATGTATCTTTGCCTAGTACATACGACCGCTTGGAGATGTTCCGATTAGGCGGTAAAAGAGGTAGATATTTGCGAAAATAGCCACTTTTCTCCTCTCTGCTGGCTTATTACCACCTTAGTAGTACTATACTAAGGCTCAATGAAAATAAGCTGTTACAGAGGAAATTTCAATTTTATACTATATAATATAATTATGAGTAGAACACTTGTACCTAATGTTACGTCTGGCGGTATAGCTATGCCGATAGGTCGTAATATGTATTATATGAGAGGTAAAAAACATAAAGATGGTGGAATTGTTATTGGAAATAAAACAAATGGTTTAGAAGTAGAAGATGGTGAAGTAGTTAAATTAGATAATGACGGTACTAAAGTTTATAGTTCTATACCTCTCTTAAATGGAAATAGTCCTGCACAATTAGTACTTAATGGTTTTCAACCTAATAAAGTTTTTAATGCTCAGGAGCGATATAAGAATAAAGTTGGTCTTAAAGATGATGGTACTACAAAATATGCTGGCGGAGGTAGTCATCCTTATGGTAGAGTTAGTGAAAATGGTATAAATCTTATTAGGTCTTTTGAAGGATATATGCCTAGAGTTTATAGAGACACTGGTGGTGTTGAAACTATTGGTTATGGTGAAACCGATAAGAACTTTATAAATAAATATAGAGCTAGCGGTATTAGTAGACAAGCGGCAGATGCTCAACTTAGAAATAGAGCACAATGGTTTTATGATGGTGTAGCTAGAAGAACTAGAGGTTGGGATAAACTTAATCAACAACAAAAAGATGCTCTTACTAGTTATGCTTATAATATAGGTCTTGGTGGTTATGGTTCTCATAAACATTTATTGGGTGCTATTGAAAGAGGAGATTATGAAAAAGCCGCTCTTAATATAAATGCAGGTTTTAATGATAGTAGAAATCCTGGACTTAGAAAGAGAAGAATTAAAGAAAGAAATCTTTTTCTTGAAGGAGGTATGGGTATTAAATCAGTTGTTAATCCCACCGAACCTCCTGTTGTTTCTAATCTAGAGTTTAATAAATTAGTTACACCTAATAATCCTCTTATAGATAAATTTATGAAATTAAAAACTCTTTATGATATGACTAATAATCTGCCTAAGTTTAGGGCAGGAGGTGTACATAGAAGTGTTCCTATTGGTTGGCAATATGTTCCAGAAGGAAAATATGTTCAAACTACGTATGGAAATGGAAGTATTAAAAGAATACAAGTAAGACCTGATCAAACACCTCAACAAGCTATAAATGAATATGGTGCTAAACAGAATAAAGAATATGATGCTAAAGTTGATAAAGAAGGTTTTGGAAAAAAGGTTCTAAATTTTGTTGTTGATGGATTTGGATTAGATAGTAGAGGTGACGATGTAGGATTCCATTTAGACCCTAATGAAAAAGGTGGTTATAACGTTAGACACGTTCATATGCAACATGCTCCTATTGAAGAAACTTATGCTGCTGGTGCTGTATTAGAAGCTCCTACAAAATTTGTTATAAATAATGTAATAAAACCTATTGTTAAATGGGGTGCTAAAAAAGCAGTTCGAGGAGTTATTAGAGGAACTAATGAAGAAATTCTTAGACATCTTCCTAGAAGTTTTCGTCCTAAAATTGCAAATTTTGCAGATGATGCTGTTGTTGATTCTAAATTAGGAGTTGGAGAACTTAGAAGTACAGGAGCTAAAGGTAAAAGAGGAAGAGTTAATAGAGGAACTCGTTCTAAAACTAAAACTAAAAATACAACAACTAATACTGCTAATACTACTAATAAACCTGCTGATAATGTTGTTGATAATGGAACTACAACTAATAATGCTAGTGGTAATAGTACAACTAATACTACAACGACTAATCCTACCCAAACTACTCCTGAAGGTACAGGAAATACTAAAGGAAGTATCCGTAGGATTATTGATGCTATAAAAGGTAAACAACCTATAAAGACAATAAGCGAAATGACTGATAAAGTAGGGTATAAGATTAATGCTGCTAGAGAAAATGCTGCAAAAAAAGCTGTTGTTAATAGATTTATGAAAGGTGCTGAAAACAATAAATACGGTTATAATGAGGTAAAAGATTTTGTTAAAAAATACAATGCAAGAGCTAATGTAAAAGTTTCAGAAGATGATGTTGTAAATGAACTATACGATAGATTGAATAAATATAAAGATAAATTATATAGAGATAATCAAGCTAGACAAGCAACTGCTGCTAATACTATAGCTGATGATGCAGCAACTAGTACAGAAAGTAATTCAGCTACGAACGCTACTAAAGGAACAACAGACGCTGCAACAACATCAACAACTGCTGAAACTGCAACAGATGCAGTTGCTAGTACAACGAAAGGAGCTACTACTTCAACTGCTGAAACTGCAACAGATGCAGT